CGTGAAGAAAACGACAAAGAGTATGAGAAACGGATGAAGCAACTGGAGAAAGAAAAAGTAGAAAAAGCAAAAGCAAAGGAACGAAAACTTCAACAACTCAAGAAAGACCTTGCTAATCTAACTGAAGACGAACTCAAACAACTTGGAGTAAAATGATTGAACGAGTAAAATTCACACACGTCACACGAGTGATTGACCCAAAGACACGCATTCATTATCTGGATGCTGTTGATGAGAATGGACGACACTGGACTGCTCAGATGACACATACAGAAGAGCCGTGGATTATCTACAAAGAAGTTTGGAAAGAAGACCCACAACAACCATATATGCTATGACTGATATATCCCGAGAACTTATGGATAAAATAGTTGATAAGTTAATAAAAGAACATAAAGCACAAAAACTTTTCAATAGATTATACGATGAGCTTGGTTATGATTTTGAAACTTGTGAAAATATTGTAGAATTGGTGGAGGATTGGCTCCCTGAACCACAATCTGCTGCTGGATCACAGAATGTAAACACTGAACTACTTGTTGAGGGTTTCAACCACTGCCTTGAAAAAATTAAGAGGATGCTACGATGACTGAACGCAATTTTACCAAAGAACTTTGCCATCACCGTTATATTGATATGGAGGATGGGAATGATACTGAAACCATTTGTTATCCTTCTTTGATTTGTATTATCACCGAGTTGTGTGATAGGATTGAGAAACTTGAAAGAAAGTTAGAACAGCAGGAAGAGTATGCTATGGAGCAAAATGACTGAAGACGATAAGTACGCACTCAAAGAGTTTCTCCGTGCTGTTGGTGTTACCGCTGGCACCCTTGGTGCCTTCTGTATAATCTGTCTTGTGATTATTAATCTTTCCACAAGTGATAAACCAATCAACTCTGCATCATTTGAAGTGGTTGATAAGTACAAAGAGTGTGATGTAGTAAGATATGCACCACATCAAGTTGCAGAGTACAAGTATTTCCTTTATTGTGAGAAGAACAAATGAATGAAGACATGCCATGGGTAAATCTCACACAAGAGGAAGTTGATGAACTTCGTACCAAGAAACATGAACTTACAGAGTATGGTAAACAGAGGTTGAAAGAACTTATGAGAAACCAAGAACCCTATCCTGATGCTATGTTTGAAGAAGCAGAGCGTCGTGAGAAAGAACGCAAAGCACTTGATGCTCTTGATAAACTTTATGATGAAAATGGTGATGCACTTCAACAACTTGCAGCAATTGAAAAAGAAGAATGGGAACGCAAAGAACGAAGTGAAACTGTTCTTCGACGATATAATCACTTCTACAATGAAGAATGTTCTGGAATGCCACATGGCACACCAATCACACCAGAACATATGCAAGCAATGGCATTGGAATGTATGGTTGACGCACTCATCTGTGAAAACATGAATGTAGAGTATAATACGATTGCAATTGATGACATCAAGGATTTGATTACAGGATTATATAAACAGAGTGATGAGTTTCTTGCAAGAGTGAGGAAGAACAATGAGTGACAAACCATTCTATCGGTTTTTTGTGATTGATTATTGTGCCACTGGCGAAGGTCGTTCTATTTGGTTGCAGATCTGTCGTTATAATCTCGATCAAGAGCGAGATTATGAATTTGTAAAGTTTGCAAATTTTGTGAATAGTGATTATTATCTACGTGGTTGTGATGAACTTACAGAGCGAGAGTTTCTGGACAAGTATACGAGGTTTATGCCAAACCTGATTGCTGATATGTTACAAAAGAAAACTATTGGCACATGGAAAACTCATTTACATTTTAACCTATCATGAGCAGATTCACTGAAAACCCAGACGAGATTGTAATGCAAGACATTGCTATGTTTCATCTTGAAAGCATGAATGATCGAGCACTATGGATTGGTGTTTATACTGAAGGTGATGACATTTACCACTTGAATATTCATGCAGACGGTGATAAACTGAGATACTATTGGAGTAAAGAAACACCATGAGTTGGAAAGAATACTGGCAGATGACCAAATGGGAATGGTTTTTTGAAGGTTTTCGTCACATTGAATATATTATTGACTGTCGTGTTACGATGGATCATTTTGGATATGATGACTTCTGGGAGGCATTATCATGGGGTTGGTGTTGCGAATACATCTATCCTTATGATGATCCTTATGATCCTCGTATTTCACCTGAACGCAAGTTGAGGTTGGGTAGATGGACTTAAAATCAGGATTTGAATCAATTCAAGATGCAATCTATTTTCGTTTCACTTTAGAAGATAATATAGATAGATGTGCGTTCTTTGAGAGTTTATCCAAAGGATGGTATGAAATGTATGTTTGGGATGCAGATGAACTTTCCAGTGTTTTTAAATAAATGGATCATCGGATTTAAACCGATTAAGTATACACCATTCTGGTGGTGGTATCGTTTGATGTGTCATGAAGGATTTCGCTTTGATGATTATGGAATCTGGGGTGAGTTCTGGCACTCATTAAATAGTGGATGGCAACACATGGAATATGTGTATAACTTTGAAAAGTTCTGGGGAGAAGGTTCTTATCCGCCAGAACGTATTATAGTATCAGAAGAGGCATATGATCAACTGATGGAGCGTATTATTGCTCCACCAGATCCAGAAGTCATGGAAAAAATTCGTAGAGTATTGGAGAAGAAAGCACCATGGGAATGAATTTTACTGACGAACAATACAAACTGATCTACAATGCCGTCAGGCGTTATCAAATTGAAAAAACTATTCTCAATTCAGAAGAATATAATGAATGTGATGTGATCCTTACGGATCTATTTCCTTATGTTTACACTCAACAACAGGAGCAAGCAACATGATACAATGCTTTGAAGAGGATGATGGATCTCTCACCATAACATGGGATGATACTGATCCTGTTGAATCAGTTCTTAACACATGGACTGAGCAGGACTTTATTGATGCTATCATGGAGAGAGCAAATCAGGTGCTTGGCGAGACCGCTTGCCAAACTGACCAGGATGTGCTATGATGTCTACGAACCACACAAGGAGCTAAATTATGGCGACCGAAGGGTATGTGAAATTTGAATACTTTAGTAAAGGTGTGCCTCCATACTACGGTACTGGTGGGTTTCCTGAACTTCTTGATGATGAGAAGATTACGATTGAAACTCCTAACATTGAGATGAGTTATTATCAATATGTTGGACTGTTCAAGAAGTTTTTGATGGCAGTTGGATTCGATCAAAAGAATCTCATTCAAGCAGGTTGTTCTCTTGCATTTAGTGAGATGAATGATGAGAAACTCATGCGTGAGGTTGCAGAAGAATATGAACTGATTATGTCTGAGGATTTACCAAAGATCCTTGAAGATAGTAAGAAAAAAGATTATGAATGGATTGAGAAGCACAACGAATCGTGGGAGCAACGCTATTGGGCATTGTATAGGAGATTCAGTAAACTTGCTCATCTGACGGATGATGATCTTGAAGAAACTGCTGTCAAATATAGAGAGCGAAACGAAAGTGCATATTATACTGAAGACACTAGCAATAAAGATATGTGGGATCAAGGTGTGATGAAAATCACTACTAACATTCCTGGTCTTGCTTGGAATGGTCTTGTGCCTGGTTCACCTGAAGCACGAGCAGCAGGATGTATTTGTCCTGTACTTGATAATGAAGAAATGCCTGATGATAAAAAATGGATCGATGTAGCATGTCCTATTCATGGTAAGAAAAACAAAACCTAAAGCAAAAACATTTGAAGCATTCAAATTTCCATATGAAAGTCACCCCATTTGCTTACAGCATTATGATGGAGATGATCTAAAGACCTGTTGGTTTGAATGTGAAGAACACTTTCAAAAGTACATTAAACGCTATCAATTGTCAACAGATGAAATTAAGTTCAAACATAAAGAGAGTTTGGAGGTGGTGGTCGAAAGCACTGGGGGAAAAAGCGTCCGAGTGCGATCACGAAGCAGACAAAGTAGCGGTGATTAGAACATTTATATTTGTCACATATTTAATCACTAATGGTTTTATTGTGGCAAATGCCGTTAGACATTGGAATGACCGAGAAATTAATGTAGAGGTACAAATCTATGAAAATCCAAACTATTCAGAAGAATTACACACAAAAGGATGGGACCGTGTGGGAATGGAACGAAACGCCAGAATTGAGGGCGTATATCACTCAGGCACAGTCCGTAATTACACTGGAGAATTTGAATGAACCCCCCAAACGAGCATCCTGAGATTGCAGAGCATGAATGGATTGATGATACTTTCCGTGTTGAAGAAACTCGGTTTAAAGTTTGGAAAAGTTATCACAAAGATGGTAGGTCGCTCATCATGTCACTACACAGACAATCTTGTATTGATGCAACCAGATTTTACCTTAAAGGATGCCAGGAAGGCTGGACTGATTCCAAAACATATGAAGGAACAGTAGGAGGGAAACTATGAGTGAGTATGCTTTTGAATACGAAAGTATTATGGATCGTATCTCTGCTCTTGAAGGAGAGATAGATCGTTTGAAAGATGAAAACATTGAACTGACTAATGAATTGTATGCAGTTCAAAATCGTATTGATACTATCTTATTCAGCAAGATAGATTTAATTTTAAAGGAGAATGAAAATGGCACTATCGGATTCAGTTGAAACTAGTTTGAAAGAAGCAGAACAAAGTTTGCGTAATGCATTATCATTTGCTGCTCGTCAAGAACGTCCACTGGTATGTAAAACCATTTCTACTCTCATTGCTGACATCGATCAGTTGATGAAGTTTGACAGTTTGATTGACAAACTGGAAGAGCGTATGGAAGGAGATAAAGGCAAGTGGGGTCCATTCAGTTAGTAAACATTTGTAACAACAGTATAAAACAAATATTAAGAAGCAGCACAACTGCATTAAATAGTGTTAGCATATGGACACATTCACAATCCCAGCATGACTCTTCCCCACAAACCAGAAGTCCTGACAGACCAGGAATGGAAAGAAATGGATGCACTTAAACGTGCTATTAACTATCGTCCTCAGTCAGTATCTCCTCACAAAATGGAAGAATTTACAGAGTATCTTGTTCGTAGTTTAAGAGAGAAAGGTGGATGACACCTGAATAACTGTCACAAGGGGAGCACCACGCTCCCCTTTTTCATGTATATTAGATGAGTCGTCAGGGATCGCTTCAATGCTCTCCTATCCATCCAGAGCACACCACATCGCTGCTGTCTACGATGCGTGTAAAGTGCTTGTAGAAACTTATTGCCATAGTGATGTGCTCGATATTTATGAAGAGCATAAACTTGGCGATGCTTATCAACTTCAACTCACATGTCGTGAGATCCTTCGTCTTATTTCTGAAGGTGACATCAAATGAGAACCACTTACATTTTCTTTGCATTTATTGCCATTCTCATGTATAATGGTATGCTCGCTAAACGAGATGCAGAATTGTTCAAAGCATATGATAAAGTATGTGCTGAACTACCTAAGTCGCATTCTGATTGTAAATACGCAAAATGAAAACATTTAATGTAATACTTGAGCATTGGCAGACCAGAAAACTTAAGTTCATCACAGTTGAAGAATGTAAAGACATGGATGAGTGTATCACCCATGTCAAGGAAACTGAACCAGATTTTGAGATCATTCAGATCACACCGTGACAGTTTCCAAAGTGGCACACTGCACTGGCAGGTGCCGCCCATCCACCCTATACTAAGCAAGTCAACCACACAGGACACATGAGCACCAACTCTCGCATCGGTTATGAACTTCCAGACCACTCTGTTGTTTCTGTTTTTTGCCATTGGGATGGTTATGTTAGCAACAACGGTTGTATCCTGGCTACTTATTACACCAACCGTGATGCAGTGAAAGAACTGATTGACGGTGGTTCTATGTCTTCTCTTCGTACCACACATCTTTGGGAAACCAAAGCAGTGCGTGATGAAGATGGTGAAATTGTCAAGAATGCAGATGGTAGCTGGGTGATGACTCCTGTTCGTGACCCTCAGCCACTGTACCACACTGAGCGTGGTGATGAACTGGAGGTTGATCACACTAGTTTCGATGAGTTTATCTCTGGTGATTCTGGTGAAGAGTATTGCTACCTGTATGACCTGAACGGCAACTGGAAAGCATACAAGATCGGCTGGTCCACACCAGTTGAGCAAGTTGAAATCCCTAACTACGTTACTGCCTGATCATGAACGAAAACGACATCACTGTTACACTCACAGAATCTCAGCATGAACTCATCAATGAGATTCTGTGCCATGCTGCTGATGCAATGAATCTGGCAGCACCTTATGGCGATGGACTGTGGGATCTGCCACTTGACAATCCTATCATTCAACGCTATGATATGCTTGAGAACATGAAAGATATGTTCTATACTCTCTGGTCCGATCGCTTTGAAAAATAAAATGAAAACTTCTACTGCTATTGGTGTTGCTTTTGGTGTAATTGTCCTTGCTGTTGCTGGACTATTTTTTGAAGCAGCACTTCTTGGATTGATTCTGTCTTGGTTTAGTGTGAACTTGACTATCTGGCAGAATCTTGCTATTGTATTCCTTGCTAACCTCATCTTCAAATCTAACGTATCTACAAAATGATTGAAATTCTACTTGCAAGCATGGTTGCCACTACCCCCATGGACAAATCAGAACAGATTAATCGCTTCTGTGCTTATGTGGTTGGTATTCCATATGCTAGTGATAATTTTAATGATGAAGAATGGGAACGATTTAAATTCTGTAGAGAACATCTAAAATGATAACCAAAGATGGATATGCTACGGTCCCCTGGGGGGACCGTTTTGTTTTAATATACAATGGGTATCAATTGAGTGATCATAAAACATATGAGGATGCTGTTGATGCACTAAAGAAACATCGTAAACAAACGAAACAACCAAAGAGAAAAACCACATCGAAGGCTAAACTACCTATCTAAAAATAAATAGTGTTACTAGACACACAATGCCATGGCATCGACCTCTCTAAACGAATCATTATCATGTATTGCATTGGGTTACATTGCAAATGATAATGATCATACTTTAGAGGGGTTTCGTTCTTTGATTACAGAATCAAGTGCTGGATTGTGGAATCAAATTGTTGCTCGTTGTGAAATACCAGATAAATCCATTGGAACATATAGAAAAGAATATGCAGACATTGGTAATAATATGAATCCATGGATATATACATCTTACATGACTGCTACCACAATTGAACAGACATTAAAATTGAAAGGCAAACTTAAAGATTATACATTCTCTAAAGTAGAAAGGAATTTATCATTCAAATCATATTGGTTGAAGCAAAAAGCAACATCTGCTATTAAAAAGCATAGTAAAGAAGTATTAAAAAGTCCAGGTATACTAGCAACATTAAACGCAGATAAGGTAAACATTGGCGATATTTTCATTATTCATAATAAATCAAAGAAATATAAGCAACTTCATAAACTAATTGATTCTACTGATGTCTCTTCTACAAAATTAAAGAAGAATATATTGAATAATAAAGATACATTGGATATGCCAACATATCGTAATTTAATGATTGAAGCGTGGAAAGAGGGGGAAATCTATTCTGTATCATTAAAAGCATTGGATGTAAAAGCAGAATCAGTTCCAGTTAAAGTTCATAACCTACCTACATCATTAGCACAATCATTTAGTGAGACAGAGCAAGATAGATTTGCGGTTTTCCTTTCATATCTCGTCAGGGTTGCCCAAAGGAGTGGTAACACCTTCAGTGAATTTAAAAAGGCACTGGATGAATTTGTGGACATCAAACCAGTATTATTCACTGCTGCTGATAGATTAAATGTCTATTTTGACTTTGTATATGATGCTGGATCACCAGAAGAACTGAGAAAGAAATATCATATATTCACTAACTTTGGCACTGGTAATGCTATCCACTTTGTGCCAGAGGGTTCTAAATCTGCTAGTGGTGAAGGTGGAATCACTATACAATACTTCTACACACTTGTCAAACAATTTCCAGAAATCAAAACTTTTTTTACTGAACTATCTAACATTAGATTAGATATATTTCAAGCAGCATGTGACAAATATAATGTTGATTCAACTAAGATATTTGAATCACTTGGTAATAGATCAATGAAGAGTGGTATATTTAATTCATCGTTCTACTTAGCAAAAGATTATGCTACTTTAATTGATACAATGCTTGGGGAAAAGAATATATTTCGAATAGGACAAGTTACACGAAGAGGTAATGATTATTATGCAAAGATAAATGATAAGACAGAGAAAATAGATGAAGATGGCAACATTGTAATGAATGCAAAAGGTAAACCAGTGATGATACATGTGGTTGATGAAAAGAAAATCTTAACTCCAACTAATCTATTAGTATTACAAGAGTTCTTTGATAACTATACTGCATATCTATCAAAAACTCGTGGATCAATGGGTAGATTTCTTGGTATATCTGAAAAGGGTAAAACTGATATGAGAAAGAAATATCAATCCATTGCCAATAAGATTGAAAATCTCTCAAAGAAAGCAAATAAAGCATCTAATCCAACACAAACAAAGAATCAGATCATTCGTGAAGTATTGAATGATGTTAAATACTCTCAACCAACATATAAAAAATCATTTGCTCTTTTAACCAATGCTGAGTTTGGTTATCTATTTGCAAAATACCAAAATCATATTGAAGAGATACTAAAGAAGCAAATCTTACTATCATTCTATTCTGCTGCAAGCGGCAGAGGATATATTATATTTGATGGCAAGAGATTCTCCGCAGATGATTATTATGAAAAGAATGTATCGCCACCACCTTTCCTTAAGGTAGGCAAGTAGACACTGCTACCAGCGGCACAGGGGGTTGACACCCCCTTTTTTTGTGCTATGATATGGGGGTAGTCAAGGGAGAGACCCTTCTATGACCAAACCAGTTTTCGTAAAAAAGAAGCCTTTTCCGCAAGGCTCCGCAATGCCATACCTTGTGCGTGGTATTGTAAACTCAAATCGTGTCGAATTGATCGACCGTCGTACCAGTTTCCGCATCGGCATCTATCCTAATGAGGAATGTGCGTATGAAGCACGTCGTTTTCAACTGATGAGGGAAGGTTATGAAGTGTGAAGTGCAGCTCTATGTCTCTGGTACAGTATTTTATGAGACTGTGATTGCCAGAGATTATAAAGAAGCAAAAGAGGTTGCTCTTGCTCGTAATCCTAATGCTAAAGTAATTGCTGTCACTGCTAAATTTCAATGAATCTATCACCACAAGAAATTACTTACCTTATGACTGCTATGCAGAATGTAAGTACAAAACTTGAAGCAATGTTTCAACAACAATGTCAATGTGATTCGAGGCAACTCTATGCTAAACTATATGATGCTTGGGAAACTCTGGTATTCGATCATGCAAACTGAATCTACACCACAAGAAGAACTACCCATTGATGATCTATTCATGATGGCATTAGAAGAAAAAGCTGCAGAGCTTGAAATTACTGTGGATTATTACATGGCTGAATTCATGTAATCTAAATACTAGTTGTCCCTACTATTCTCACATGGCAGCGAACATTGATCAAGCAAATGCTCTTATTGGTGAATTAAAAGAAACCATAAAGCAATTGCAACAAAAGAATACTGAACTCCAAGAACAAATCACTATGCTAACTGATGAATTAGATCACAACCACGATAAATTCTATGATGTCTGATTTAATTGTTGATCTCGATAATCATCTAAAACATGGTCATGTCTATCTGGTTGAACTAGAAACTGAATGGCAAGATCATCCAGATGAAGCACCAGGCAGTATTACTGTTGATGTTTATGTAATTGCTTCTAATTGGCATTTAGCACAACACATTGCTGCCTCTATGTACCCTGACGCCATTAATCTTTATACTCATGAAGATCCAATCACCGAATACGCATATGCTGCCCGAAGGAACAGAGGTATATTATAATGGTATGTATGGTGTAGTTCGCTTTACCTGCGAACAATACATGACTGTATGTGTTCGCAAATTTCCTGATGATCCACGTAGAGATGTGTGTATCCTCGTGTATCCTACTCAAACTGATCTAATTGAACTTGTAAACGGTAACCATTCCCACGAACGATGACTTATTTTTCTGATTTTGAATCAACTGAATACTATTATAATGATGAACAACTGAGGAAATCTATCCTGCAACAAGCAGATGATATGTACCTTGAACCCAGTTTGGAAACTGTCCCAGATGACCTCTTCGATGAGCTTGATCTACCCTATTATATTGAAGCTCATAACAACTCTTGGCTTACAGCAGAATCTATCGCATGAAAGCACTCCACGATCTTACAATTAAATTAGATACAACTCTACAGCACACTACTGAATCAATTAAAGATCGTGGATACGAATACTCCTATGGCTATCTACAAGCACAACTGCAAGAGACCAACGCTATCCTGAAAGCACTCTTGACACTTTCCAAATAATCTGCTAAACTCTTACTACATCATTGGAGATTCAACATGAACACCGAACTTATGTACGTTGTCATTGACAACACTGCTATCGCTATCGATTTCACTGGTACTCCCGTTCAGTGTCAACTCATTCATCAAGATGACATTGAATACGTTGATTGGGATTCTGCTGACCCTATTGACTGGTTGGACCTTACCCCAGATCAATATCAAGTCTACAAACAAACTGTAGATTTCCTCCATCAGTTCACCCAACAACCAATGTACATCAAATGACTAAACTCTCCAAAGTTGTAGTAACTCACGCTAAACAACTCCTTACCATAACAGAAGATCTTAAAGTAATCCCTAAACAAAATATTACACCAAGAGAATATCAACTCTTCTGGACTTATCATGGTAAGTTCCCACAAGAATTTACTCAAGCTATTATTGATTCCCTCCCTCCAGATTATGATTTCGTTTCCTATAACCATCTCACTAATACACTGGAGGTCCACCCTCATGTCTAATAAAAGAAAAACTAAAGAAGAAAAAGAATTTGAATCTGTATCTAAACAATCAGATAACATACTAGAATACATGCAAGATAGATTCCATACTCTCATGCAAGAAGATCGTATGGATGATGCTATCGCTATTGGTGATGAATTCATTGAATGGATGAAAGGTGATGATGATGAAATCTACCTATACTACAATGAACATGAACTAAAAGAACTACTATAATCATAGTTTTCCACAGGATACGGAACAATTGTGGAAAAACCTGTGGAAAACTCTTATATTAATAAATGTTTAAAAAAATATACTTGTGTTTTGTATTCAACACATTATACTATGAGTAAATTACCTTTATTTCGAGTTTGACAGTGGAAATGTTCTGAAATGTACGGAGGTGTTGTTGTCTTAGCACGCCTGCTACCGAATTGTCAAGTCATTATGTGCCAGTCCTCAAAGTGTCACAGAGCCCCTTGACAACACACTGTCAACCTCTCTTGTGCCAGTTTTATCAGTGTCACAGTGGGCTTGACAACCTCCAAGATCTCGGATATACTGTGTGTATGGAAATGAGGGAATTCCCAAATTTCCAAAAACTCAAAAAAAGCAAAAAACGAGAAAATCAAAAAAGTCAAATTTTAAGATTTTTAAGTTTTTGAGTTTTTTGAGAAATGTAAATCTTAACCTTTAACCATTAACCTAATGACTAACATCACAAACATTGATTCTTCTGCTATTGACAATATCACTGTTAATGAAGGTATTGTAAGTATTACCTATAAGAGCAGTGGTAAAGAGTATAACTATGCTCTTAATGGTATTACTGTAGAGGATTTTGTAAATACTCTGCAGAATGTCATTGAAACCAACCAAAGTGTTGGTCGTTTTGTGAACAAAGCGATCCGAGAGGATCAAACTCTGCAAATTATGGCAGTTTGAACCTAAATATTACAAAAAAGTAACAAAAAGGAATCGAAACTGATTAAAAATGGCAAAGAGCACTCGTAAGTATACAGAATCTTTCAAAGATCTGAACCTTGAGGATGATTATGAGGACTTCGGATATGAAGTTCAGAATCAGAAACGTTATTCCACAAGGAACAAACGTCAATCCAAATTCAAGGACTACGATGAACACGTTGACTGGGATTGAATAATATTTGGGAGCAGAGATGCTCCCTTTTTTATTCACTTTCCATTGTATATTAAATGCTGTCTGGTGGGATGACACCTGGACAGTTCCAGAGGTGGCACAGAGGGGCTTGTAGGGGGCTCTGGTGGCTGTATTGTAAGGGAGTCGTCAGGGATCAAACCCCTCAATGGACAACTACTTCAACACCAGCATCATTGCCCGCCACGAGCATCGTATTGAGCTGATGAATGGCATGGCTGAGTTTGCCAATTTTATGATGTCTCTCACCTGCATACTGTCAGAATCTGACAAGGTGTGGTATGATGAGATGAAGAAATCCAACATTTGTTACGACGTATGACAGTTGACACTTTAGGCTTTGGTGGTGACGCCATCACCATGGTAGGCTTTGTGGGGGTGGTTGCCACCCTCTTTATCCTCGTTACAATCTTTCGATCCTACAACAATTCACCACTTCGGAAATGAATCGCAAAGAACTTCAAGATGCTATGGTTCAGCAAATGCTGGATGACATGGATCTCAAGACAATGACCTGCCTTTGTTATGATTATCTGATGGAGGGTTATGATAAGTACAGTGACAACGAACTTAGGAATGAGGTAATTGAGTATTATCCTGAATTGTTGGATAATTGAAAAACTGAAAAAGTAAGAAATCTCAAAAAGTCAAATTTTTAAAAAACTTAATTATTTGACTTTTTGAGATAATTAGAATAGTTAATTTTTAAAAATTAACATTTAACCATTAACCATTAACATTCTTTATGGAAGAGAATCAATTCATTGATTATTACAATCAAGAACTACTATACTATAAAGAATACAATCAAGAATATGAATATGATGACTATAGTATAGGAGAGAGTATAGAATATACTACAGCAGAGTAGTATATTACAACAAACCACTGTTCTTTATTCAATTTGAGCCAATGAATGACACCAAACTGATGATTTCAACTCTTCGTCAAGGTAAAACTGGTGAAGAGATTCTTCGAATTCTTGATGCTATCACTGACAATCCTGTGGAATCAGTGATGCAAACTGTTGTGGCAGTTGGTGACACAATCAGTTCAAGTGTTCATCCTACACTAGAAGAGATCGCATTCTAGTTACTGTGTGCCACTTCTTTTAGTGGCACATTAACTTACCATTTCGATCTGTGGGGTGGTATTGTAGTTGTGTGGTTGAGAAAACCACATTTTTCACCCCAATCTTTTTCCACAAGTGAACAGCTACTCTTTCCCTCCTGCTGATGATCTGGTTTCGGTACTTTCTGAAATAGATTATCAGAAACACTTCAACAAATACATGGACATTGTTGAAACTGTTGTGATGTACATTGCAGCAATTTGTGTAGTTATCTGGGAGCGTCTTCAAACTATGAAATTCAAGACACCAGATCTTATCACAAACTGGTTTTACTTTAGTGTTAATTTTATTGGTGAGCCTGGTGATGAGATCATCGGTCTTTCTGTGAAAGATTATTACATTGGGCTCTACGACAATTCTATCACCTGGGGCGTCCTAGATGAGCATGGTTGCCTATAGTTTGTGACACTTGTTTTAGTGGCACAGTAAATGAGCACTGTGCCACAGATCTGGTATTGTTCTTTCTGTTGAGACATTTACAACACCATGGAAACTAAACTCTGGGTTGTTACACTTGAGATCGAGATTGATGCTAACTCTCACCCTCGAAAGTTTGTTCCTGATGCTATCAATGAGTGTTTGAATCTTGATCAAGGTGAAGACATTATTGATTACAAATTTGTCTGCCTTGATTGATACCAACTCCATCACAAACTAACACAATGACCCTTGCATTTGTCACACCTAAGAGTAACAAAGCAAAGAACCGTTTTGCTAACTTAATGGACAAACATCCTGAGTGTATTGTAGAACAAATCAAGGGAAATCGTGTGTTTTTGAGATCAAAGAATGGAAAGAACTTTTTCTGGGTTGATGTAAACAATAATGATGAATGGGGGGTGCTATTTGAGAAGATGGTGTGCCACAAATAGAAGTGGCACACTAAATGAGCACAGCCCCCAAAATCTGTTATTGTTCTTTCTGTTGAGACACATCACCCCATGACTCTCACCTTCACCCACGGCAACGCTAAACTTAACAAGGGTACAGTTATCTTTAGTTTGCCTGCAGGATTCACCTGCCCTGGTGCTCTCGATTGTCTCTCTATGGCTGTCATAGGTGACAATGGCAAGCGTACAATTAAAGATGGCGAATTCACCAAGTTTCGCTGTTTTGCTGCATCGTCTGAAGTACAATACGATGCTTGCTATAACAATCGCCAAAACAATTTCAAAACAATTGTTCATGCTCTTCGTGAAGGTAATTGTGCTGTTGTTATCAACGAAGCACTCCAGAAAGCTCGCAAAAAATCTACAAAACTCGTTCGAATTCACGAGTCAGGAGATTTCTTCAATGCCGCCTATTTGGAGGCGTGGCTTATGGTTGCTTTGCACAATCCTGATCTGAAGTTCTACTGCTACAGCAAGAATCTCCCCCTATTTGTTAATCTTACTCTGCCTGAGAACTTCTACCTTACTGCCAGCTATGGTGGCAAATTCGATCACATGATCGACGAAGGTGTGTTCACTCGCTATAGCAAAGTGTTCATGAACGATGATGATGCCAATGCTGCAGGGTTAGAGGTTGATCACGACGATTCTCACTGTTTTGGTGACAAACCGTTTGCACTGTTAGTGCATGGAACTCAGCCTAAAGGTAGCGAAGCAGGAAAGGCAATTAGTGCCCGTCGTAAGATTAACAAATTCGGAGGATACAATAAGAATAACAAACTGGTTGAGGTGTAACTAACAACAATGGGGGGAAAGAATTCCCCCCGTCAAGTTACCTTGTGACACTTATCTTAGTGGCACACAAAATGAGCACAGCAGCTCAGATCTGGTATTGTTCTTTCTGTTGAGACACATCACCCCATGTTTGCTATCACCTCCACCGAAACCTTCAATGAGGCAAATGCTGAAATCTTTGCTGATTTCGATGATGCAAACGATGCTGCATTTGACTGGTCGGTTGAACTTAGCGGGCGTCCCGTTGTTATCTGGAAGATGACCCGAACTGCACCCATTAAGTGGATGAAAGTCACCGCCTGATTGTTTACACAAACCCACTCACTTTTCTCTCAAATGTTCATCACCAACGATTTCGCTAAGAAAGACCTTGCCTGCCAAATAGCAATGGCAAACTATCAGAAACAGTTGCAACGTGAGCAACACTATCAACAGCAAGTTCGTGATGGTTTGATACCTGCACCGAACTGGAATGATACACAATCCTGGAACATTTCAGATCGGGACTAACACGAATTGGGGGCAATTTGCCCCCTTTTTTATTATACAAACTCCCCTGGTGTGCCAATTCTCGAACTGTCCCGATTTTTCGGTTTTGTATCACCACGAACTACACAGCATCCTCAGATCCGTTATTGTATGTTCAACGAGGTGAGAGATCCACACCTCGTTATCACTAACCCCCACGGAGTTATGTTCACTTCCACCCGCTTCTTCGTCCTCACTGGTAACAGCGAAGCCCTCGCAGTTTCGCTCATCAAGAACCCGAAAGTGATAGGACCGAAGCGTGCTCAAATGCTGTTCAATCTGGCAGCAGTTGATAACAACAAGATCGGTCGTGATGCACTCAAACTGTGTGCCAAAGCTGCTAACCGTCACCATGTGGACGGTTTGATTAACGATCGGGTGTTCAACAAAGCATCAACAAAGCGTCTGCAATTCTGGGCACAAAATAAGAACACCCCCGTCTGAGTTAGCATCACAAACTGGGGGCAATCTGCCCCCTCCACATTCTCACTTTTTCCTCAAATGTCCGTTTCCTTCGATATCACGAATTCCATGCTTTTTCGTGAATTTAGTGTAGACGAATCCTCTGCAATTCACTGCATCTCGGTGTTAGGCAACAACGTCACAATTGCGTTTCAAAGCAACACTGAAAAGCAGTACATCTTCGCCGCTTCAGATAGATTTATCGCCCACATTCGTGCCGTGGTTACTGACTTCAACCCCACCGAACATAGCCTCGGTTCGATAATAGCAAAGGCACGCAAATCTGGCGACCTTGAGATTATTAACATCTGAAACATTTCAGATAATTACTAATACTCAAAAATCACAGATAGCAGGTAATTATTATTACCTGCTTTTTTTATGTTTTTCTATAAAATATAAAATAACGATTTGCTATGTATTATTAATACTTTACAAATTACAAAATATAATTATATTTTGCATTTACGATTGCACAGTATTATTAATACACAGTAAATACGATTACAAAGGTATTAGAATTAACAGTTAATCGTAATCGTTCGTTAATTATAATTAACGATAAGCGTCCCCCCAAAAAAGTACCTTCTTTCTAAGCTATAAACGTTTCCCAGAGCCCGATAAATATTAAAAGGAAATCGAAAACTCCAAACCTCGAATTCCAAAAAAATTTCCCAGAAAATTTTTAGCCAAAAAAGTCGCCATGAAACAACGAGTAACTTACAAAACCAAGGATGGTTCATTAAGAGAACAAGTATTTGATGATTTCAATGAATTTGCAGATCTCATCCAAGACGCCGCCATGGATTACTATACTGGTGGACAACCTGAGATGAGTGTAGAGACGATGTATAGTAATATGGTAAAGAAGGAGAAAGTAACAAATAATGAATCAAGACCTGAACTCCTTGATTGAGAGGATTGAGAGATTAGAGGCGTCCCTCTACAATCTCAGATTAATGTACAGACCTCCAGAAAGGGAGGAGCATGTAAGTATAACTGAATACTTAGATGAAGTAGAGAATAGGATAAAAAATTTAGAAAATTAAGAGTTATGCCATTACTTGTAGGACCAGACACTCCAGATAGTTCGAGTATCAATGGACCATGTTTATTTCCTGCAAAGCCTGTAACATCACCACAGGTATCCCCAAATATTTTCATTAATGGGGAAGCGGTGAAGTACATACATAATGCGATACCACCTGATAGTGTGGAGGGTCAACCAAACAACCCTCTAGTGCCTTGTGTAGCCCCCCTGACGCCCGCTCTAAGGCAAGTTGTGACATCTGTGAACACTTCGGTGTATTTTAATAATTTATTACCAGCAGTGCAGGGGGATGCCACAGAATTAACGAGTTTACCTGGGACTAAGCGAGTATTTGTCGCACCATTTCAGCATCCAAACGTGATCATTGGTGGAGGGGTTGCGTGATTGGTTGGGGTGTGGTATAATAGGTGGGTAATCAACCGAGAGGTCTTATGGCAAAGCGTCCTTCGCTGACTGGCAATCAAATCGAATCCAAGCCCAAGAAAACCCGTCAGGGTATGGGAGCACATACGAAGTATGCCGCTACGAGTCGTAACGGTGCTCGTAAGCGTTATCGTGGTCAAGGTCGATGAATATTTTGCGATCCTTCGGGGTCGCTTTTTTTATGTGTGTAAATAGTTTTGAGTGTGTCTCTGAAGGCAGGGATAGCAACCCCTTAAAAAGTTCTGTTCAACCTATATGGAGAAAACAGATGGCTAATGTTGATAAAAGTAGAGAGTTTGTCCAATCGGGGATGACTCTGATATCAGAACAGGCGAGTGATCGCCTGTTAAAAAAGGTGAAATACCAAATTCCAGAAAATCGATATAGTAGACCGTGTGGTGGTGCTGGTGGATTTGATGATTTTGTTGAGAGGTGGCATGAGTGACTATAAATAATAACAAACGTTTTTGTCTACTGTGCCACAGTTTCAAACATTTAAAGATTTAAATGTTACATTCAAGCCACATCCTGTAACTGGTGATTTAATTGTCAGTAAGGATGTGGCTGCTGTCAAACAGGCTATTATTAATCTTTTGTTAACCAACAAAGGTGAGCGTTTATTTAATTCTCAGATTGGATCAAATATTTCTAGATTATTATTTGAACAATTAGATTATGGCGTAGCAGCACTGGTTCAATCTGAGATTAAAAATGTATTAAATGACTATGAACCAAGAATTAATATTCTATCGTTAGAGGTTATACCAAATTTTGATGATAATGGATTTGATGTTGGAATGGAATTTGAGATTATAGGTAGAGACGATATTCCACTCAACGTAGAATTCTTTTTAGAGAGAACTCGATAAATGCCATACACACAAGTAGCAAATTTAGATTATAATGACATAAAAATTGCTTTAAAAGAATATTTAAGATCTCAATCAGATTTTACTGATTATGATTTTGAAGGTTCTGTATGGAGCACGTTACTTGATGTATTGGCTTATAATACGTATTATACAGCGTTTAATACAAATTTAGTTGTCAACGAATTATTTTTAGATTCAGCAACATTGAGAGATAATGTTGTTGGAATTGCTAAGCAATTAGGGTATTCGCCAAAGTCAGTTACTTCACCTGTTGCTTACATTAGTTTTGATGTTAATTTTACTAATACAACGCCAGATGTAGCTATTTTAAGAACTGGTTCTGCATTTACTACAATATTTGATTCCGAATTATATCAATACACTACATTAGATGATGTATCAGCATCAGTAGAGAATGGTGTTGCTAGTTTTATTAATGTACCTATTTACGAAGGCTCATTAGTCAAGAATTCTTATACTGTTAATACGGCATTAAAATCACAACGGTTTACTATTCAAAACCAAGGCGTTGATGCAAGTAGTATTAAAGTAAAGGTATATCCTTCTCAGAATTCATCTGCTTATGAATTTTACGATAAAGCAGAGAATATCTTAGATGTTAATTCAACAACTAAATCATATTTCTTAAATGAAATTGAAGATGAGAATTATGAGTTATTTTTTGGTGATGGTGTTTTGGGCAAAAAGTTAGAAAATAATCAATTTATTGAAGTTAGTTATCTTGTTACTAATGGTCCTTCTACAAATGGAGCTAAAACATTTGTATTCAATGGTATTATAGATGATAAAGATAATGCAGTTTATCCTTTATCAGTATCAGTAACTGATGTTACTCCAGCATCAGGTGGAGAGAACATCGAAAGCATTGATAAAATTAAATTCAATGCTCCCAGGTATTTTGGCACACAGGACCGTGCAGTGACCGCACAGGACTATGCAGCGATCGTTAGAAACATTTATCCAGCAGTTGCAGATATTATTACTTTTGGTGGGGAGTTAGCAAGTCCTCCTGAATATGGAAAGGTAAAGGTAGTTATTAAGCCCTCTAATGCCAATTTACTTTCTTCTTTTACTAAACAAGAAATTATAAGAAAGTTAAGATCATATATGGTTGGATCGGTTACTGTTGATATTATTGATCCATCAATTTTATATGTCGAATTAACCAGTAAGATTTATTTTAGTAGAGCAAAGACAAATTTACCTCCAGCAGAGATTGTTAAAAAAGTAAAAACTTCTATTCAGCAATATATTGAGCAATCTGACACAGAAAAGTTCAATGGCAAATTTAGATATAGTAAATTTATTGGTGTCATTGATGATTCTGATAGATCAATCAATTCGAATCAAACTAGCGTAATGATGAGAAAGGATTTTTATCCTGCAATCAATTCAAGCTTCTTTTATGAAGTATGTTTTCAAAATACTTTTGACAAAGATTGCGAAGGACCAACATTGCATTCAACTGGGTTTGTAGTAAGCGAATTTCCGCAGTATACCTCGTATCTCGAAGATAGGAATGGTAGAATCGTCCTATATAGAATAGATGATTTAACTGGACTAAAAATAGTTCTAAATGACTCCGTTGGAGACATTAATTATGATAAAGGTGAGATTATGTTATATGATTTAACTATTATTCGTGGTTCTTTTGAAGATAATCGTATTGAATTAAGAGTAAAACCTTTAAGTAATGATATTAATGCAGTAAGAGAGGTTTTCCTAGACGTTGATATGTCCACAAGTAAGTTCACTGCTTATCCCGAGTAGATTAAATGGCTGCAAAGACAAGAAATATCTCCACCTTAATTGAATCTCAACTACCTGGGTTTATAGTTTCTGAATACGAGAACTTTTCCAAGTTTGTAGAGAAATACTACGAGCATTTAGAAAATCAAGGTCAACCACTTGATATTATCTCAAATGTTACGAAATATCGTGACATCAATTTTTATGAGAAAAATTTACTGAATCAATATACAGAATTATCTTCAAGTATTACGGAAACTGATACTACTATTACAGTAGAAGATGCGTCTTCATTTCCAGAAAAGAATGGTTATATTAAAATAGGTAATGAACTGTGTTTCTATAAGGAAAGAACTGAAACAGAGTTTCTAGAGGTTTCTAGAGGGGTTAGCGGCAACACTACGTTAGGTGATCTATACGAAAGCACGAACTTTGTTACTACTCAAGCAGAACCACACTATACTAACGATATAGTATATAATGTAAGTAATCTATTTTTATATGCTTTCGTAAAAAGCTTCGAATCTCAGTACCTTGGTGGATTTCCTGAAGCATACCTTAAAGGTGATGTAGATAAGCGTGTTCTAATTAAAAATATTAGTGACTTTTACAAAGCAAAAGGAACTGATAAATCAATTAAGTTTATTTTTAATTCAATTGTTTCAAAAAGTGCTGAAGATACTCCAGAAACATATAATCCAAAAGATTTTACTCTAAAAGCATCTACTTCAGATTGGACTAGTAATTATTCCATCAAAGCAAAAATTTTAACAGGAGATGTTAATAAATTAATCGGAACCAAAATTATCCAAAAAACAGGAACTTCATATGCATCTGCAGTTATTGATGCAGTAAATTATGGTGGTTCCGATGGAATTTTTGAAATTATATTATCTCCCAGTTCTATTAATGGCAATTTTAAAATTGCTGCCCAAACAACTTTACGTACAGATATCTCAGTAAATGATACTACTGGAGATAGAATTGATGTTTATTCGACTTTAGGATGGGACCAGAAAGGAGAATTAATTGTAAATTCTGAACGCATTTCGTTTGTTGAAAAAAATGTAAACCAATTTGTAATTTCTGGTCGATCAAATCCAAATACAACTCATGTTGCTGGTACTCCTGTTTATAGTAATGATATTATTACTGCATTTTATGATGGTGGTTCTGCTACTATACTGAGTTTAGGTCTTTTATACAATTTAAATGTTTATAGTGGAGAGCCATATTCAAATTCTGGAGATAAGGTACAAATTTCAGAATCTGGATTTATAAGTGATCATCCAGTAATTGAAGGAGCAAATTGGTTTTTAAATACTAATTTCAGAAAAGCATTTTCTCCATTAAATTCTCAAGTAGCACAAGCTGTTGGAGATTTAAATTCAGATGTTTCTGCAATTTATGAAGATGATCAATATTTTTATATTTGTTCATCTGGTTATCCACATCATGCTTTATTAAAAGAATCTTCTCCAGTAAATTTAGAAGATCAAAAGTTTTTAAAATTAATTAGAAAATATCCAACTAACACAACCGAAATATATTCAGTATCAAATAGAGATATTGGTATTTTAGTTGATGGATCTATTGCATTTAGTAATAAAGATTTTGAAGTAGTAAAATATGGAAAAATAACAACTACTCTCGTAGAAAATAAAGGAGTTGGTTATCAAGCACCCCCATTTGTTTTGATAAACAACGAACCAAATAAAGCTAGATGTTTTCTTTCAGGAGAAGTTGTAGACAGAATCGAATTATTATCTGATGATATCTACGAAGAAGATCCAGAAATAACAATTACATCTGGAAGAAATGCTACGTTAAAACCAGTTGTAACTAATGGAGAAATTACTAGTATTAGAGTTATTGATCAAGGAGAATATTATTCATCACCTCCTTTAATTAGAATTTTTGATGCTTTAGGTAAAGGAGCATTTGCAGAATATCAAGCTATTGTATCTCCAGAAGGAAAACTTGTAAGATGTCAAAAAATAAACGGAGGGCGTTTTTACAATAGAAATAGTCTAGTAGTAGAAGTAATTTCTGTTGGTTCTGGTGCTTTTGCTTCTGCTAAAATTAGAGAATGGACTAAAGATAGATTTAATAAGTACAGACTTGATTTAGATTCTAATTATTCTTATGTTTTTCCAAATTTCAATCAAAAAATTGGGTTAGGTTATGGAGTTGTTGCAAGTCCAGCAAATTTACGATTTAGATTAGGAGATAACATTAATAGTGTATTAGGAGAAAATCCTGGAACTAAAACCCACTCCCCAATTATTGGATTTGCTTATGATGGCAATCCAATTTATGGTCCATATGCATTTTCCGATCCAGGAAATCCAAATTCATCTATTGTAAAAATGAATAGTGGGTATCAATTAAAAAATTCTAGAGAAAATGGACCTTCAATTTTAAATTATGCTTTAGGAACATTTGTCGATGATTATATTTGGGTTCCTTCAGTTAATAGCGGAAAAACTGAACTTGATGAAAATAACGGCAGATTTTGTGTAACTCCAGAATATCCAAATGGAACTTATGCATATTTCGCAACTATTAATTCTTCTGGACAACCAGTTTTCCCTTATATCATAGGAAAAAATTTCTATTCTTTACCAGTAGATTCAAATTATAATTCAAATATATCACAAGATGACTTACCAAAAAATTTAAAGAGATTAAGAACTAGTGATATTGACAATAATGGAGTAAATTCTTTTGCTCTTATTGGAGATGTAACAAATGGAAATGTTTCTGCAGCATATGCAGATTATTCCACAGAAACTTTTTCTATCGGTTCTGAATTGTTTGTAGATAATTTAAATACGCAAGGTTTTGGAGCAAAAGCATTTGTTTCTGAAATTAATGGAAAAGATGTAGCATCACTTGAATCTGTTCAAGAAAAAGCAGTTGTGATCGATTTAATCGAAAACGCTTATTTATTTGAAGGAGACATTTTATTCCAAGGAGAAGGAGTACTATTAAATCAAATTATTGTAGATAATACAGAAATTAGTGATTTCCAATTTTCGGAAGCTCCTAATGTAAAAATTGTTAACGATTTAGCTATCGGTCCAGATGGATCATTTAGAGTTATTCAAGATTTATCTTCTGATTTAGTACAAGGACAAATTATTGGAGATGTAATTAACAGCAATCGAGTAGTATTAAGATCAGTACAAAATACATTTAATTCTTCGTTGCCAGTATTTGCTACTATTAAAGTATTGAATTTATTAGTAAATAAAAATGGAACATACACAAAAGACTCTATAATATCTTTTATTAGAGAAGATGATGGTGTTATTTTTGGAACTGCATTAGTACTAGAAGGTACATTAAAACAAAATGCTTTGAAAGTTAGAGTTATTACTGGAGATATTTTTACATCGGATAATTTTATTTTGAAAAGTAGTACTTTATCTGATACTACAAATGCAAAAGTAATTTCTACTACATCTTTAAGTGAAAATTTAACAATTAATACTATAAATGATCAGGTTGCTATTTTACAAACAAATGAAGATCATAATTTGGCAATAGGTGATAAAGTATTTGTTAATATTTTTCCAGATGATTCTATTACACAAACAACATATTATGTAAGAAAAAGATTATATCAAAAAGCTGTTTTACAAGAATTAACCTTTAATGGTAAAATTACCGATACTGGCATTGGAAGATTTGAAATTTTAAATAGTGGTGCTGATTATGAAAGTGGAACTTACAATAATGTAGAATTAATTTTTGTTGACTCTACAAAAGCAAGAAAAAATATTGGCAAGCCAGGAGACCCAGGAAATGCTAGAGCAAATATAGAAGTATTTAATATTGGAGGTGGATTTGGTAGAGTTTCTTCTATTACTTTAACTAAAAAAGGTTATGGATATAAAAAATCTGATATCCTTACAGTTTCGGATGATGATTTACAAAGATTAGGAATTTCTACTAGAACTGCCAGATTAAATTTATTTGTTGACCATGTAGGATTTTCTGCAGAAAATACCGAATTATTTTTAACTAATATTAATGACTTGTCTGTAAATGACTACTTAAATGTTGGCAACGAAGTTGTTAAAGTATCATCGATAAACAAATCATCAAAATCAGTTATTGTAGAAAGAGCACAAAAAAATACTCCAATTACAGATCACTTTGATGATCAAAAAATTACTTTTAATCAAACATCATACAAATTTCAAAAGGGATATAGAATATTAGGAGATTCTCAAAATTCTCCTTATGTTATTGAATATGATTCATTAACAAGAGAATTATTAATTGCTTATGATTATTCAGTAACAAATCCAACAAAAATTTTACAAAGTAGTATTTTCTTTGATCAAAATATTCCAAATAAATTTGTTAAAGTTGAATCTGTAGAATCTCCTCAATATAAATTAGAATTCAGTAAAGATCAAATTAATTTTGAAATTAATCCAACAATTAATATTCAAAAGTATTACAAATATAAATTTGATACTAGTCATCCATCAATGCTGGATACTTATTTGGATTTTTCTTCTAGTTTAAATTATAATTTATTTACTGAGGAAAAAAATGTTAGTTCCAATTTACCAGGAACTTCTGGATCTTTTGTGTCTATAAAATTAGGATTTGGACCAAATATTTCTTCAAATACATACCAAAATAAAACTCCAATAAATTTTAATAATTATTATTACTTTATTAAAGCTACAGCAAATGTAAATACCGAAGGATCATTTTTAAAAGTCATTGATGATCCTCTTGCTGGAGAACAGTCGGTAATTTATTCTACTGATAAAAAATTTGTATATAATGTCAAATCATTACCTCAATATGATGGTTCTGGAGATATTTCATATACAACTACATCACAATTTGCAATAGGATCTATTGCAAATATTTCTATAAATGACACAGGAATCAATTATAAGTCCATACCAGTATGCAAAGGAATTTTGCCATCAACATCTTTCGTATCTACTGTAACTGCAAAAATTGATACAACTACTGGGTATCTATCATCTATTGTTGTAAACAATCAAGGTAATAATTATTCAAAACCAATTGCAATAATTACAGATGGAGATGGATTTGATTATAAACTAGAATGTGTTGTTGAAAATGGTAAAATAAAGACTGTAAATATTTTAAATCCTGGTAAAGGATTTACATATGACCCAACAATAAAAATATTTGAATCAGACATTAAAGTATTTTTAACTTCTGATAATATTGGTATACCAAAAAATATCAAACTAATTAATAGCGGATTTGGGTATAATTCCGATTATTCAACATTACCTGCTTTTATTTCAACTACAACTTTTGTTCTAAAAGATTTTGAAGATGATTCATTTTATATGGGTGAAAAAATTACTCAGTATGAAAATGATATTTTAATTGCAGAAGCAACAGTATCTAAAAATGGATGGCGAATTGGTAGTAATTTATTAAAAGTAGAAAATATAAAAGGTATATTTAAAAATAATTTACCTATTAAAGGATTTGCTAGAGCAAAAACAGCAACTTTAATTGCTCAAATTAATACAGTATTTACTCCAGACATCAGAACCTATTCGGATAATTTAGGAAGATTTAATTCTGAACGAGGAAAGTTAAGTTCAAATTCACAAAAATTAACAGATTCTTATTTTTATCAAGATTATTCTTATGTAATTAAATCGAGAACTTCCATAGAATTTTGGAGAGATTTAATTAGAGAAACAACTCATCCAGCAGGATTCCAGTTGTTTGGGGAATTAATATTAGAATCAGAAGGTGCGGCTACGATGCCTTCTAGAATCAAAGAAATTGAAACTCATTCATTCATTAATTTAAAACCACAAAATATTTCTGTTGTTAATACAAAGAAATATGTAACAGAAAATATTATATCTTTTAATAACACCAATATTGAAAGAGGCATTGGATCTGTTTCTGTGGATACTTTTGATTCATCGGAAACAATAGCAAGAGAATTAATTTTAGCACGAGCATTTGATGGAGATTTTGATCCAAATAGTGGTGTATTATATGGCACTAAAACATTTACATTGTTAGATAAAAGAACTAATACGGCTTATGCTCCATACAATGAAAATTCATTAATTGTAACAATTGATGGAGTTTTACAGGAACCTGGGGAATCATTTACCGTAAAAGGAAATTCAATAACATTTACTCAACCCCCATTAGGTGAAAGAATAGTAGAAGGTCAAATTGTAGAAGCACAAAAGTTTTATTGCAGATCAATAAAGTTTAAAGATAATATCTTAAATTCAACATACATTAGAAAAATACAAAATATTTCAGATCAATTTGATGGAAGCCAAACATTATTCGATTTGTATGAAGAAGATGGTTCTATTGTAAAATCTTTACCAAATGAAAAATTTATTGTAGCTTTAAATGGTGTTTTACAAAATGCTAGATCTACAGAAGAAGAGCCATTTAATAATTCTTATTCTATCATAAGATCTGAAGATGAAAATGTTACTGATAAAATAGTATTTACTGAACCACCAATTAGTCATGGCGAATTATACAATAGTACAGATGATATTGTAATTAGAGAAAAATGCTTTATATACAGTATTGGTTCATATAGAAGATTAACTATTGATACTAGAACTGTAAAGTATAGAGGAACTGGTCCATTTTTAATCTTAGATGAAGTAGAAAATAAGGTTGTTTCGATTGATGAACCTTTATATGCTGTCGTGTTTATTGATGGAGTTCTTCAAATTCCAGCTAAGTCATATGATATAGTAGGACCAAATATTACATTTACTTCTCCTTTAAAATATTACGAGGATAAAACTGGCAAGCAAATATTACAAAAAGTTTCAATTTTACTTTTCTACGGAAGAGACAAAGCAAAAACATTAACTTTTTATGATTTTGAGCCAAATGCATATTATTCACAAGCAAATTTGGTTATACAATCCCCAAATATTGCGAATTTTTATTCCTGGTTTGCAAATTATTTGGGATCCAATGTTATTGTTTCTCAAAATGGGAATCAAATTGGAAAAATAAAATCATTTGATCCATCTTCGCCTAATCTCAATTTAACTTTGTTGTGTTCGGCTTTCTTTGATGTAACAAATTCTGATTTTTCATTTGTGAATCAAAATACAAATGATCAATTTGTATTATCTTCTATCCAATCATCTTCAATTAGTTTCTTACAGGATGAAGATGGCAATAGAAAATTACAAGTAGATGTTCCATCATGGTTATATGGAACAGAACTTGGTAGATCTGCATATTCAGAAAGAACAAAATTATATGCAAATTTAAATGTAGGCGATTTAATTCAAATTGATGGAGAATCATCATTCAGACAAATTGTTTCTATTCCAGAGTTAGTTAATACTAAACAATATAATAAAGAAGAATTTTTACCATCTGACATATATTCTAGGGTAGAAACAACAAACTATAATGATATTGTTAGAGGTGAAGGATTAAGTATAACTGCCGAGATAGATGAAAACGGAACTATAACAAAATTAAATTGGAATAGAAGAGATTTAATGCTCTATTTCAATAATAATGTTTTACTACAACCAACTGCATATCAGTATTATACTCCACCAATTATTGATTTTATACCAAGAACACAAAATGGAGGTGGAGCAAAAGCAGAAGTAATCGCTGTGGGCGGTCAAATAGTTGATATTGTTTTAATTGATGGTGGTTATGGATATTCGGAACCTCCTACAGTTGTAGTATCGAAAGGATATAACAAAATAAAGGGAAGATCAAGAAAATTTGATACATCCACAGTATTAAATGTTTCTCCCCCATTAGTATTTTCTGATAGTTTAATTACAACCAGTGAAGTTACATTAATTGCATATGGACCAACTGGACAAGCAATTTTTTCTTATATTAATTTAAGTGTAGATGGAGGAGTAAAAGAAGCAGGAGAACAAATTACTGCAATTATAATGCCACAAATGCAAATTGTGACATTTGCAGAAACTCTTGCTCAAAATGAATATGTATTAAATTCTCCTGTAATTGAAATTAATTATGATATACAATCTATAGGATTAGAATTAATAAGCTCTATAGATGCAAGAGCAAATATTATTTCTTCTTCTTCTATTATCAAAGTAGATAGACAAGTAACAAAAATTATAAGCAAGCAAATTAATGAAGCATTTGTTCAGTTAGATACTGCTTCTGTCAATGATATTGGTGCTTTCCTTGATGCTCCATTATCAGAAACAGATAATATTGTATATATTCCTGATACTAGAAGATTCCCAGATTCTAGTAGATTACTTATTGGTAGAGAAGTTGTATACTATGAAAAGAAAAAAACTGATAGATTTTTATCAGTAACTAGAGGTGCAGATGGAACAATTGCTCAAACACACAATGCAGGTGATTATTTAAGACATCTACCTAAGATTGTCAGTGTGGTTCCAGTTGGAACTGCATCTATTCAAACTATTACTTCAATAGAATCTGACCATAACACTTTCACCGAAGTATTGAAAGCTATCAGTACCGAAGTAGTTGATCCATCGATTAACCATAATTCTACATTACTAACAGCAGAACAACAAATAAACGTTGATAACACTGATTTTGTTGTGCTTCCATGGATAGCAATAATTCCACCACCTTCCTTCAACATAATAACAACAGTACATTCAACAGCTTCGAATGTACAAACTGTTGTTGAAGCAGTCAGAATAGATTCGATTAATTCCTTAGTATCATCGATAAAAGAAACAAATATTCAAATTAATTGCGAAAATAATATTGATATTGATGTTTCTAACATATTACTGTCAACAGAGATTATTAGCAATCAAGGAACTTCAATTGAATCCTTGTATTCTAATGTAGTATCTACTATTCATTATAATGTATCTATTTTGACCAATAACGTTGATATATTATCAAATATTTCTATATCAAATTATTCAACTAACTTTATCATAAAAAATGAAACGAATATAGAATCTTCTACTTCAGTAATAAGTAAATTAGTTTCAATCCAGCCAGTTTACCCAGAAAAATCAGAAATTATTACTGTTGTCACAGATTCTTCATATAATACATTCTCGACAATTATAATTTCTACAGTAACTCCAAATAAAGTAGAGTCAACTATACAAATTGATACTGGAACTGGATTATCTTCGGCTACTTCTAGAGAGATTGAATACAATTTTGGAATTTTAGATTATTTCACAGAATCAATTGTATTCGAAAATCCAATTTTGACAAGAGATTATGGATTCTTTAGTTTAGATAGTGCATACAAAATTGTCACATTAAGAAATGGATCTCAAATTGAAGTAATTAATAGTAATATATTGAAAGATTCTTTCTACGATGGATATAATTTAGGAAATGCTGGCAATAATTTATCATCTTTCGAAAATAATGCTTTTGTTGATGTTGGTGCTTTTAATGTAAACGGTTCAATTGAAACAGTATCTTTCGCATATCCAGAATTAAATATTTTAGATTTTGAATTGAGAAAAGGATCTTCTATCACATCAGCAAATAAAATTTTCAACTTAGCAATTCCTTCAATAAATGAAATTGGCACTATTCTATCCTCATCGATAACGAGTGTAGATACTCAAATGACAATCGGTTATGCAAATTCTTTACCAAATTCTGGTAGAATTATTATTAATAAAGAAGTTATTCAATATGCTTCTAAATCTGGCAATACCTTATTTGGATTAATAAGAGGTGCAAATAATACTATTGCATCTTCTCATGATGCAAATGATTATTTAAGATCATTCTAGATTTTATAAATATAAATAAATCAGGCAAAACGTTTTTACTAGAGAGATTAATTAAATGGCTGCTATTATCTCAGATAAGTTTAGAATTTTTAATGCTAAACAGTTTTTAGAATCTCTATCTGAAGGATCGACCGATAACGGTACTGAGCGTACCAGAATGTACTTTTTCGTTGGTCGTCCACAAAGATGGGATTCATACGTAGAAATTTACAACAAGAATTCAACTGCTTTTGTTGCTGGTAACGAAGTTTATGTTGGTGCTAGCTATGCAGCAGCAACTTTCAAAGCAACTATTAGACAGGTTTATGCAGATAGTTTACTCCTTTTTGGAGTTGGACCTTCAACTTCATCTGTTCCTCCTGCTGGCTCAACTTTAAAAGCTTGGAATGGAACTGCTGATACTGGTGCTACTGCAGTAACTGGTGTTTACAGATATGCATCAGAAGATGTACCACCAGTTCCACTAGATAACCAAAAAGAGAAGTTTGATCTTTATGATGACATTATTGCAGCAAAAAGAATTACCGCTGACTTTGCTCGTGCAGTAATCCGTCGTTATAATTGGGATTTAGTTGCTAATCCTAAGTATGATATGTGGAAACCTGATTATTCTGCTACTCCTGGTAGTGGTGGTCAAATAGGAAAACAGGCAGCAACTGGAGCCACTTCAATTAGTGATGCTAAGTTTTATGCTATCAATTCTCAGTATGAAGTATTTAAGTGCCTTTATAATGGCCAAAATCCAGCTAATCCAACTGGACAAAATGCAACAAATGAGCCAAAGACAACCCCTTCAGCTGGTCAAGGTTCCTATTCAAATGGAATTTTTACAGAAGAAGCAGGTAATGCTGGTTATGTTTGGAAATATATGTACACAATTCCAACAAATGATGTATTGCGTTTCCTCTCTACTGACTTTATGCCTATTGTAACAACATCTGATGTAACTAGACAAGCAACGGAAGCAGCAGCAGTTAATGGTGCAGTTAATGTAGTTCTAGTAGAAAGTGTTGGTGCTAATCTTCCTAACGGAACTCATTATGCTCCAATTATTGGCGATGGTTCTGGTGGTATTGTTAGATTAGTTGTAACTTCAGGAGCATTAGTATCAGCAACTGTTACTAATGTTGGTAGTGGTTACACTTATGCTTCAGTTCCACTTGCAACTGGAACTGGCTCTGGAGCAACTGCTTATGGCTTATTCAGTGATGCTGCTCTAACTTCATCTGTTACTGTAGGTAGCACTGCTGTAGGAGCTCTTGAACCAGTAATTTCACCACAAGGTGGTCATGGTTCTGATTTCGAATTGGAACTAAATGCTAAGCGTGTTATGACAAATATTCGCTTGACCTATGCAGAAGGTTCTGGCGATTTCCCTGTAGATAATGATTTCCGTAGAATCGGTATTCTTAAAGATCCATATGCTTTTGGAACGACTTCATTTGCTACTGTAGATACTGTAAACGGTTTGTATGCAGTAAAAATTAGTGGTGCTACAGCAGATTACCAACCTGATGAAACTATTTCACAAACTGTAACGGGCGGAACTGCATATGGTACAGTAGTTTCATGGACGTTAGATTCTGGAAGCACAACAGATGGAGTTCTTAAATATATCCAATCACCAGATCTTCATAAAAATTCTGGTAAGGTAAGAGCTTTTGAGTCTAATGGAGCAAATGCTATCACTGGTTCAATTTCTCTTGCTAGTGGTAATGTTGACATAGCAGATAATTCTTCTGTTTTGGGAGTTACTTTTTCTAGTGGTTTAGCAAATCCAGAAATTGCTCAAAATTCTGGAGATATGATTTACGTAGAAAATAGAAGATTGATTACGAGAGCTCCAGATCAAATTGAAGATATCAAACTTGTTATCGAATTCTGATCTAAAATTTTCTTTGAATCTCCCCGAAATGGGGAGATTTTTTTTATCTTTGCTAATAAATAAGATAGGGAAATAGGTTCCAAAGTAGAGAGATTCATTTACGATGCCACAGAAGACAAATCTTAACGTATCACCATATTTTGATGATTTTGATCCACAAAAGAATTTTAATTCCTGGAGAAATTGGTCTTAATTCAAAATTAGATTATGTCAAGTTATCTTCTGTTTCTGAAGTAGCTGTAAATGAAAATGGATCTATAGTATATAAAAAATATGATATTAAAAATTTAATTGGATCTACTTTACGTGGTATTAACTCTGGTGTAACTGGTGTAATTATTGAAGCTGAGTATGCTACAACAGAAGAAGCAGATACCATTTTTGTAAATTATTTTAATAGTGGAAATTCTGGAAACGAGTCTACATTTAGACAGGGAGAAACACTTGAAGTTATTGGTGGAGTAAACACTCCTCTACTTGTTGTTGGAACAGATGGTAGTGTTTTACCAACAACCATTTCTGTTTTTAACCCAGATACTGAAGAAACAACTTCTCTAACTAGCCCAGCGATGGGATATGCTACAGCATTGAAAGTGGAAGAAGGAATTTATTTTGTTAATGGTTATTTTGTTAGAAATGAAGAACAATTACTGGTAATTAACAAATATTATGATAAGCCTTCTGCGAAAGTTGGATTTAATATTATTGAAGATGTTATTACACCAGAAGAAGATGAATCTTTATATGATAATGCCAGAGGATTTTCTAATTATTCTGCTCCTGGAGCACATAGATTAAGAATATCTTTAGATTTAAAAAATTATGCATATGAAGAACTAACAGATAAAAATTTTATCCAATTAATTAAAATTAAAAATGGCGTAATTGAAAAGCAAGTTAAACCAGCTGATTATACATTACTAGAAGAAACCTTAGCAAGAAGAACTTTTGATGAATCTGGTGACTATGTAGTAAAAGATTTTTCAGTTGATATTAGAGAGTATTATCAAAAAGATAGTAACAATGGTCTTTACAAAAAATCATCTTCTGGATTAGTTAATGGACTTAGTGAAGATGAAGCATCACGTAAAATGATTGCTAGTATTAGTTCTGGTAAAGCATATGTTCGTGGATTTGAAATTGTAAATAAAGAAACAAAATATTTAGAAATTGATAAAGCAAGAGATACATTAACCAGAGATAATGTAACTATTAAATCGAAAGGAGCAACTACCTTTAAAATTTCTAACGTATTTGGTAGTGTTCCTTTAAATAATGTAGCAGGAGATTTGACAGGATACCCAGATGTTTATTTAAGTTGTGTATTTAATGATGGTTCCATCGGATTAAATGGTCAAGAAGAAGATAGTTACTTCAAACTTACTAAGTCTAGAAGAGCACAAACTTTCACCTTAAAAGATGCAATCAAAACAATTTATGTTCAAGTTGCAAATACATTACCATCATCTAGAAGCGACTATCCTTCAACATTATGGTATATAAAAACAAGAAGTGGAGGAGAACCTTCTTCCGTTGGTTCTGTTGATGTTATTGCTGGTTCTATTTGTAAAAGAAATGATGTTTCTACTGCATCTGGACAATTTTTTGTAGAATTTACTATTAAAGGAGATAAGTCAATCTTAGATACTTATTTCTTAGAATATGACGATGGGGGAGCAGGAAAATTAAAGTTAGTCTATGAAACAGAAGCAGATGCTCTTGAAGGAGGATCAACATACTATGGAACAGTAGTTGATTATAATTCAACAATTACTCCAGTAATTGGTATCACTAAGCCAAAGAATTTTTCACTTTCTGATAGAGCACTTGGATTCAATTCGGATACTGATATTATTATTTCTAAAGGAAGAAGTGGAATTAACTCAAGACCTTATAGTGGTATTTTTAATTTTTCATACTTCAACCCAATTTTCTTCACCAAACTCACTCTAGAAGAAACACCATCTATTGGGTTTGATATTGGTAAATATATCGTAGGAAAATCAAGTAATGCTTATGGTGTTATTGAATCTGATACTACTGAAAATTATAGTAGTGGAAATATTTTGTTTGTTACTGTACTTTCTGGAGAATTTATTTCTGGAGAAACAATTTCAGATGAAGATGGTAATACTCTAAAAATTGCTAAAGATAATACAATATCCCACTTTATTGTTACTAAACGTGGTAATGGATACACAACCGCATCAAAATTAATCATCGATGGCGATGAAATTAATTCAATAAAAGTAAGTCCAGAATTAATTGGTGGTTCTATCTATAAAATTGATATTAATGATAGAAATGCTTTAAGAAAAGAATATGCTGCTCCCCCAGTAGTTACAGCATCTCCACAACCAGATTCTCCATCAAATTATGCTGTAATTGTTCCTGTTTTATTTAAGAATACTGTTTTAACTTATACCCCGCAAAATGTAAAATCTTTATATTCAAATTATAATAATTACGTATTTACGGCAGATATAGATTTTACAAAAACAGAATATTCAAATTATAAGCAAATAACCAATTTTACTTTTTCTGGAAAAGCTGGAGATCGTTTTATTGAATGTAATGGATTTGGAGCAAATTTGGCGAAGGATCTAGTCCAAGGAGATATTATTCAATTTACCGATGAATTAAATCAAGTAATTAAAAATATTGTTCAATATACTTCTGACGCACAAGGTGTTTATAAATCAAGAATTTATTTAGATTACAGTTTACCAAATGATATTGTAAATGCAAGTGTTGTCAGAATTAGACCAATAATCAATAATGTAACATCTTCTTTAGTATATCCAACTGGTAGTAAGCAAGTTGCTTCTTTAGTAAAAGATACATCCGATACGAAAATTAAATGTTATATAAGAAAAGATTTTACAACTGATCTTTCTTCTAGTGGAGGTACATTAACATTTACTGCACAATTAGCAACTGGATTCCAAAGATTTGTTTCTTATTCAGAAAATGCATTTGTTTTGACAGTTTTGGATAAAGGAGATTCGACCGTAGTAGAAACTGGGGATATTGTTTACATTTCTCCAGAATCAGTTTCTATTAATAATCCATCAACAGATTCTACTGGGATAACAACAGGTTCTGCTGTTATTACATTACCAGACAATTATTTTGGATCTGGATTAACTAATTATCCAAAATTAAAATTAACTGCAACTGTAGAAATTGATAAAGCAAAACCAAGATTAAAAACTTCAATTACGAATAAACGAATTGTAGTTACTTCAAGTGGTGATAGAATTATTCCTCTTCGTGGTACTGATTATGATGGAGAAAATATTGAAGTATATTCATATTCAGATGCTTATAAATTACGATATGTTTATGAAGGCACTTCTACTACTCCACCAGATGTTGATGCAAGTGGTCAATTAATTAGTGGTTCTGATGTATCATATAAATTTACTTTTGATAATGGACAAAGAGATACTTTATATGATGTGTCAAGAATTGTATTGAAACCAGGATTTGATGCCCCAATAGGACAACTAGTTATTGCATTTGATTATTTTGAACATTCTCAAGGTGATTTTTGTACAGTAGATTCATATTTACATGAAGCTGGAGTATCAGCAGATGAGATTCCTTCATTCAATTCTGCTTTACATGGTATTGTTTCACTAAAAGATGTCATCGATTTTAGACCAAAAGTAGATTCAAATACAACAATTACTGGATTCCAAGATATTTCTATTTTAGCAAATCCAGAAGGAAAAAGTTATATTAACTTCGTTGGTGATGGTGGAGTAGTATCTGCAACGCCAGCATCAGATAATAATTTAGAATATACAGTTTCATTTAGTGAAACTCAATATCTAGATCGTATTGATGGCATTTTCTTAAACAAAAAAGGAGAATTTGTAGTAAAGTCTGGTAATTCTTCTATTAATCCATCAAAACCAGATATTATAGATGATGCTATTGCAATTTGCTACTTACATATTCCTTCATTTACAACTAATAGCAAGGATGTAAGAATTGTTCCAGTTGATAATCGTAGATATACGATGAGAGATATTGGTAAGTTGGAAAAAAGAATTGAACGTTTAGAATATTATACCACACTCAGTATTCTTGAGCAACAAGCTCTTAATATGCAAGTTAAAGATGAAATTGGTTTGGATAGATTTAAAAGTGGTTTTATTGTAGATAATTTTGAATCTCATGGTATTGGCAATATTAAGTCTTCTGATTATAGATGCTCTATTGATACTCAGCAATCGGTATTGCGTCCACAAGCAAAAGAAAATAGTTTTAATTTAATTGAAATTAATACAAGAGACGATCAACGTTCTATTTCAGGATATAAAAAATCCGAAAATATTATAACATTACCATACACATCAGTTAAAGTTCTTGGTAATGAATTTGCTACCAAAACAATTAATCCAAATCCATTTGTTGTTATTCAATATGTTGGTGATTGTAATATCGCACCAATAATTGATCAATGGTATGACACAACTATTGCCCCATTAGCAGTAAATAATAATACAAATCACTTTACTATTTTCCAAGCAAAAGATGATGTAAAAGAATCCTTATCGAGCATTTACAATTCTTTTGTTATAAATTGGGTAGGAACAAATGCTGCATTTTTAAATATTAATTCTTTTGCATCTGTAGCAAGTGAAACAGTCAACTCTTCGATTCAACAAGCATCAATTGCAAGTTCTTCGAATGTAAATCCACAAAATAATGAAATCGGAAAAGGAATTAATTCAAAGACAGTAAATAATAATAGTGTTTCTTCATCACTACAATTTTTTGCTAGATCAATTCCTATTAAGTTTAAAGTACAAAGATTAAAAGCAAACACTAATCTCAATGTTTATGTTGATGGTAGAAATATTAATAGATGGATAGTTCCAGATACAATTTTTACTGGTATTGCAGGAAATTCTTTATCAACATTTAATTCTTCTTTATCTACAGATGAAAATGGTAATTTAAGTGGAGTAATTTTATTCCCTTCTGGTTATCCTCCGATTGAAAATTCTAGATGGACAGGAGATGTTAACACAGTTTCATATGATGAAGGATCTGAAGAAATAAGATTTGCTTCTGGAGAAAAAACAATTACTTTCTCATCATCTACAGATTATTCCGAAAAATTAACTGCAGATACTTATGCAGAAATTAAGTTTTATTCTTCTGGTATTATTCCAGAAAATCCACCATCAATTATTTCAACTTCAGTTGCATATTTTAAAGCAAATGAAGGAGTACAATTAGTTAATAGTAATACAGATCAAGAATCAAAACCAAATCCATTAGCACAAACATTTAAAATTGAGAATTTTGCAGGTGGTTTATTTACCACTGGTGTTGATTTATTCTTCAATAAAAAAGATGATTCTGTTCCAATTAGAGTATATCTATCTAATATTGATACAGGAAAACCTGGAAAGTTTATAGTTCCAGGTTCAGAATCTGTAATGTATCCAGAAACTTATTTAAAAGTTTATCTCACTGGAGATTCTGATACTATTTCTATTAGAAAAGGAGAATTTATAAAAGGTAAGAATTCAAATGCTACTGGTCCAGTTTTAAAAGTTTATGATAAAAATAATATTTTAGTTGGAGATGAGAATTCTACTCAATTCCAATTAAATAAAGAACAGGTTTATACTTTAGTTTTAAGTAATCACAATGGATCTACGTTCCTTCAAAATGAACCACTAGAAATTCCTTCTGTTACTGAATTCAATAACACTAGAAATAAAAATGCAATTTTATTAATTGCAAAAGATTCTGGTAAAGTTATTGACTTGAAAGTTATGAATGTTGGTGATAATTATGAAAGTGCAACTATTACTATAGAAAGTCCACAACTTCCAGGAGGAAGTACTGCAACAGGAACTGTTAGTGTTTCTGATTTTAAAATTTATAATGCAGAAATTTCACTTAATGGACGTGGTTACACAGAAGCTCCATCAGTTGTCATCAAAGGAATTGGAAGTGGTGCAGGAGAAGCAATAATAGAATCTGTTATTGAAATTGATACTCCAGCTGTAAGAATGGGAATTGCTACAGATGAATACAGTGAAACCAAATCTATTATTCCGACCAGATTTAATTTTAAATATCCTGTATATTTACAAAATAATGCACAATATGCACTCACAATTGAAACTGATTCCATCAACTATGAAATCTGGGCTTCTCGTTTAGGAGAAACTGAAATTGCAACTAGCACTACAGTAAATTCTCAACCTTTACTTGGCTCTGTGTATAAGTCACAAAATACAGATAATTGGACGGAAGATTTATTTGAAGATATTAAGTTTACTTTATATAGAGCTGAATTTAATATTTCTAGACCAGCAGAAATTTTACTATCTAATAGTAAATTAGGATATGAATTATTAGATTCAAATCCATTCGAAACTAGTGTTAGATCTTCTACTAATGCTACATCAGATTTATTTAAAAATAATAATTCTATTGTTAAGGTAAATCATCGAGATAATGGTTTTGAAGATTCTGGAAAATCTTATGTGTTCTTTAGAAATGCAGAGACAGTTGGAGGTATTTCTTCAACATCATTAAATTCTTTATTATTTGAAGTTAAAAATTCTGGATTAGATTTTTATAATATTATTTCTCCTAATAGAGCTGGATCAAGTGTTGTTGGTGGAGGCAAAAAAGTATTAGCTTCTTATAATAGAAAATATGAAAGACTATATGCTCAAATTTCTTACTTACAATTAGAGGGAACTACAATTGATACTTTTGTAAAAACTACAAATATTACTCCTGTAGATTCATCCTCAACAAATTTCCCATCATATACACAAACTGACTACGAAAGAACTTTCTTAAATCAAGAACATTTCTTTACAAATCAAAAATTAGTTGCATCCAGAATTAATGAAACATTAAATTCGATTGATAGATCATTAACTTACAAAATTAATCTTTCCTCTTCGGTATCATATCTATCACCAGTAATTGATTTAAATACTTGTTCGGTTAAAATGTCAACAAATAGAATTGAGAATGCGTCTGGATATGAAAATAGATTTGGAAAGAGATACCAAGTTCTCAAATTCTTCCCATTATATAACTTAGGATTAATTGTAGTTGGTTCCGATGATGATTTAGTTACTGGAACAGTTTTAACTGGGCAGACAAGTAAAGCAATTGGAACCATTTTAAATTATAACAATAATATTGCTTTAATTACACTCAATACTTCGGTTGCATTTGAAAATAATGAGCAAATTATTGCTACAACTCCAGCAGGAGTAAGAATAACATCAGTAAATTTAAGTGTTTCTTCTTCCGTAGAGCAAATTTATACATTTGCAGAAAATGCAGATTTAATTGCATATTATCCACAAAATATTAATGTTGATTATGGAAATATAATTAATGGTAAGATTATTTCTTGGGATTCCAAAGACAAAGAAATAATAGTAGAAAATAGTTATCTTCCTATTAATGGAAATTATGTAAGCGAAATAACTAAAGATAGTGCTTTTGTTAGAAAAGAAACTGAACAATCTCAAGATATTTTTAGAGTTGGTGATATAGTTAAAACTGGTGATAATAGATATGTAGAAGTTGCTGCTATGAATTTTACAACTGGAATTGATTTTACTCCAGAATCAAGCTCTAAAAATAGTTCTTCTTTGGCAAAATATGTTTCTAAAGAAGTTACAATTAATAGTCCAGGAACTTCAATTGATGTTAGAATTACTGCCAATTTAAAAGATAGAGAAAATGTAAAGATTCTTTATAGAATTAAAGAAGCATCACTTCAATCAAATTTCGAAGATATTAATTGGAAATATTTTAATATTGATGGATCTCCTGATAATGACGATTTAGCTACAGCAGAGAATTCAATTTCTGCTATTGTAGAAAAACAATCATCATATCAAGAGTTTAAATATAGTGCTGCGGATCTTCCAGAGTTCACTTCATTTGCTATTAAAATTGTAATGAAGACAGATGATCCTGCTTATGCTCCAAAAATTCAAGATGTTCGTGCAGTTGCTTCATTCTGATGAATTATTTACCAGTTGACGGTCATCCAAATTTAGTTAGAGATGTTAGTACTGGGGCGATCATAAGTAAAGATCGCCCAACAAAAAGATTAACATCAGAATTTAATGTAATGCGTGATGACATAAATACTTTGAAGGAAGAAATATCTGAAATCAAACAGCTTCTTAGAGAGATAGTAAGAAATGGCAGTTCTTAGATCCGTTGCTAAAACAGACACCTTTGAAAAACAACGTCAAATTATAAATCAAATTGCATCTGATGTTTATAGTGTTCAGACTTCAGTAGGGGAAGGAGCATTTAGCATGAGTGATGGTTCTGTGCAAGAACCAGCATTGTATTTTACAAATGCAACTGATGTTGGAATTTTTAGAGGTAGTGCAAAATCTTTATACATTGCTTCGGAAGGAAAATCTGTTGCTAGTTTTGATGCAAATAATTTAACAGCATTACAAAATTTTAAAACTTTAATCTCATCTGTTCCAAATGGAACATCTGGAATTACTTTAGCTAATGGAGGATCAGAATATAGTTCTGGTGTATTCAGTTCTATTCCTTTAATAGGAGGTTCTGGATCGGGAATAAAAGCAAATTTAACTGTAACTGCTATTGAAGGAGATATTGTAGATGGAGGTGGTGGATATGTTGGAGGATCATATGTAAGTGTTCCTATGATTGGCGGATCTGGAACTGGAGCTACCGCCGATATTACAGTTTCTCCTTTTAGTGGCAGTATTCAAAATGGAGGAACTGGAGGAGATATTGGATCCAACAATTCTCAAATTTTCACTAATGTTTCTTTAACTGGTGGATCTGGCTCTGGCATGAGAGCAGATATTACACTTACAAATACTGGAGCAAACGTATCTGTTACTGGGGTAACAGTTGTAAATCAAGGTTCTGGTTATCAAACTGGAGATGTTTTATCTGCCATTTCAAATACTATTGCTGGAGTTACTAACTTTCAATATGTAATTAATGGTGTTGGAAATGTAAGCCAAATTCAAATACTTTTATCTGATGGTGGTTATGTAATTGGTGATATACTTACAGTAAATAATTCTAGTTTAGGTGGATCTGGTTCTGGACTTCAGTTTGAAGTAACTGGTGTTGGTATTGTTACGGATGCAGCTATAGTAAATGGGGGAGATGGATATTTAATTGGAGATCAATTAACAGTTAATCCAGTTGAACTAGCTCCATCTGAAACTTGGTATGTAAGAATGTGGAGAACTCAATTATTTGAGTTTTCGGGAACATTGCCAACTACTGGTTTTAATATTGGAAATACATTAACTTATGCTGGAGAAAATAGAATAATTGTAAATAGATTTTTAAATGCTCAAAATCAAATAACAGCAGTTGCTGTTAGAGCTGGAGCTGAAGATGGTAATACTATACAATTTTCTCCTGGATTATCTGCTTCCGATGGTAATGGAAATACTGGCTTAGTTATATCTTCAGTTTCAGCTCTAAATTATTATTTTTCTTTAAATCAAGCTGGACCATATGAAAATATAAGAAATTTTACTTTCCAAAAAAATAAAAGATATATTTTCAACCAAGCAAACTCATCAAATAATACTCACCCTATTAGATTCAGCACAACTCCAGATGGTATTCACACTTTATTAAGTGGTCAAGGTGCTCAAGCAGATTTTGGAGATCCTTATGATGGAGATGAAGTAAATTATCAGTATACTTCAGTGGATGTATCTATCATCCCAAATGATAATACACCAACCACTTTATATTATTATTGTAGTAATGGTTTTGGAAATCCAATAAATGAACATATTAATGAAGGTGGTTTTGATGGAAAAGAAGGAAGCATAACTATAAGTGGGGAAGCTACTGTAGCTGGAGGTAATTTATCAATTACCGTTGCTCAAGTAGATACAGAATCAAATATTATTCTCAACAAAGATGGTACTGCTACCCTTGGTACAACTACAGCTTCTTCTTTGACGCTAACTGGAAATATTGCAATTGGTGGTGCAGAAACTCTTTCTGGAAATTTAACAATAGGATCAAACAAATTTACTGTAGATTCTTTAAATGGAGATACCTTTATCGCAGGATCTCTTACAGTTGATGCAGATCTAGCATTTTTAGCAGATGCAGAACTTGGATCAACTTTATATATCGATTCCACAAATAATAGAGTATCTGTAAATGTTGATCCAGATATAACACCACTAACAAAATCATTTGAAGTTCTTGGTGATGCAAAAATTTCCGATAATGTTATTTTGGCTTCTTCGGTACAATCTACTTTAAAAGTTGGTAATAGCAATATTTTATCACAAGGATCTAGGTTACAAGTAGATGGCAATATTTATTCCAATTCAAAATATTATGCAGAAGCTGATGGAGATGTAACAAAGCCAGTTTATACTTTTGATAGTTTAGAAAGAGTAGGATTATCTGCAGATCCAACTAGAAATTCTTTATCAGTGACTACAACTACTGGAGAATGTTTAACAGTAGAGCCACAAGTAGTAAACTTTTTACGAAATGCAGATTTTAATAAATTAGAAGTTTTAACATCTTCTATTATTCCAGGTGAAGGTTATGAAATAGGATCATATTCTGGAGTAGAATTTGTAGGAGGAACTGGTTCTGGATTTTTTGGAGATGTAATTGTAGCTTTTGTTGGTAATATATCTAATGTAGGAAGTGGTTATGTTGATGGAGAATATATTGCTAATTTCAGTGGTGGTTCTGGACTTGGAGCATCTTTATCTTTCACAGTGGTTGATAATGAAGTAGAAAATATTGTTGTGACAAACGGTGGCACTGGATATTTAGTTGGTGATATTTTAACAATAAATCCAAATACTATTACTAATAATCAAAATCAATTAGTTACATTTACTCCAACTGATGATGCTGAATACACAATAACGTTTTTAGGGGCAGTAACAGTTGTTAATCCAAATATTTCAGGAGAAGGATATATATCTGGAGATGAATTAACATTTAAATCTAATAGTGATCTTTTTGTAAATCAATCTCTGCCATCAAATTATTTTCCGTGGTTACCAGAACAATCTGTTTTAATTGGAGATTTATTATATTATCAAAACAAATTATATGAAGTTACTCTTTCTGGAGATACTGCGGAAACTCAATTTCCACCTTCACATATTACTGGAACTCAATTAAATGGAACTAGTGAATTAACATTTGTTAAATATATTAAATTTTCATATATTATTGATACAACAGATACTCTTACTACAGTATCAATTAATAAAGATGATGGGGATGTTTTATCGGAATCTATTACCACAAATTTAATCACTGTAGGAAATCAATTATCAATTAATGCTAACCAAATTTCTTCCACACAAAACCAAGATATTGTTATTACTCCAGGAGCAGCATCAAAGTTACTATCAATAGCTGGATCAGGTGGAGTTAAAGTTCCTGTAGGTAATTCGACAAATAGACCATCTGCATCTACTTTAGGAATTATTAGATATAATTCTCAAACTCAACAATATGAAGGATCTAATGGTTCTAACTTTATTTCTCTTGGTGGCGTTAGAGATGTTGATGGAAATACTTATATTATTGCAGAAGAAGAAACTGGAGCTAATGATAATATTTTATACTTCTTTAATGATGCAGATAATTCTGCAAGATTAAATCGTAATGAGTTGGAGTTGGTAACTGCAACTACTATATCTTCCAAAGATACTGATGGCAAATTTAAATGGAAAGAAAATACATCGTATTTACTTAATGCTTTTATTTACTATGATACTAATTTATATCAAGTAACTACAGCAGGAACTACTGGTTCAAATGCTCCTACCCACACAGTAGGAATAGAACCTAATGGTACAGCTCAATTAACATATGTCAGTAATACATATGGAGATTTAATATTAAAAGCAAATAATATCACATTTGATGGGCAGTTAACTTTAGGTGGTTCTTTACAATTATATACATTAAATAATGCATTAATATTAGAAAATACTTCCGACGCTTTTAAATTTGCTTTTGGAGACAATACTGGCACACCAAATACATTTGCATCAATTACTGATTCTGGATCATTATTAATTAATAAAAATTACAATACTCTAAATCCAGAAAATAATCTTACTGTTTTAGATTATAGCGGTAAATTTATAGAGCTTGAAGATATTAAAATATTAACATTTGATTTATCTTTAGTAAAAGGAGCTACAGAAACTGGAAATATTACAGTTTATGATCCAGATTTATGTAAAGGAGCAAAAGTAATTATTGTTGCTGAAAATATTACTTCTGGTGATACTCATATTGTTGAATATAATATAATTTCAAAAGGATCTGATATATATGTAAATGAATATGGTAATTTAGATACTGGACTTGAGCAATATCAAGTCGAATGGTTGCTTTCTCCTGGAGGAAATATTCAAGGTAATGTGTCATTATCTTCTGCATTAACAGCAAGTGATATGGTAATTATTACAGCATCAATTACTCAAATTAAGAAATAATTCTCATGGCAACTTCAATAAAAACTTTTAATTCGGAAGGTGGATTTGGTGTAAATCAAAAAACAATTATTGATGAAGATTTTAATTTAATCAACGCAAATACTATCGAAGTTAAAAATTCTAATTATAATGATTTAAATAAAACTGATTATATCTTAAAAGGTTTGAATAGTACTGTTTTAACTTTAGATGGATTACAACCTATTACTTTACAATCAAATACAATCAATTTTATAACAGCAAACATAATTGCGGTTAATTCGATTGGAGATGGTCATTATTCGGAAAAAATAGAATCACATGTTACATGTAATTCTTCTGGAGATGTTCAAGTTTTATCTGAACTAACTACTATTATTAAAGACAGTATTCCAACTGGTCAAACTTGGACTATATTATCTTATGATAGTGGTACAGCAAATCAATTTAGTTATGTTTCTTCGAGAGGTGGAACAACTGATACTATTAAATGGATGGCTTATGTTCAAGTTTCATCCGCACTTTGGACTTAAAGAGAACTAAATACATTAAGAATAACAAAAGGTAGTAGTTGACAAATGAGTTTAGAATTTAACGCTGATAAGCAAATAATTAAAGGTTCTAATCCGTCAATTGTTGGTTCTAACGAATTTACAGTTAGATCTGGAACTGGTGCGAATGAAAAAGAAATTATTCGTGCAATTTTAGATTCATCAACTAATTTACCTAGAGTTGGTATTAATAGAACTGGAAGAAGAGTAGAAAGTATTTCGGTAAATGAAAACCAAGGTGGAACTGATTATACAATAAATCCTTCTGTTATTTTAAGTCCTCCAGATTTAGCAAATGGAGTTCAAGCATTAGCATCTGCAGTAGTTTCTAATGGATCTGTAGTTGCAATTATTGTTGATAATCCAGGTGATGGTTACACTTCAGCACCAACTGTTAGTATTACAGGTGGAGGAGGTTCTGGTGCAGCAGCAACTGCTGTATTAGATACAGTAGATTTTGAACTTGATATTAATGGTGCTATCAGAACATCTACATCTATCATTTCTGATACTGCCAGAATTCTAAATCTTGATATTGATAATTTTGTTACGCCAGATGCAAATTTCCGTGCTCCTAATTTAAAAACTTGGGCAAATAATAGTGGTATTCCTTGGGCACCTGGAGTATCTTTACAAAAAGATGATTATAGATATTTTGGACAAAATTTATATCAAGTAATAGAATCTGGTATTACTGGAACAACTGGACCCAATCATTTAGATGGATTAAAATTAAATGGCACTGCTTTATTAAAGCATATTGGTTATAGAGTTAGTGATGCAAATGCACCATATTATAACGAAACTGGAAACTCTGGAGTATTTCCTAGATCGATTACTCCACTTCTAGGAGATAAATCTGATAAAATTGCTACCACTGAATATGTTCTTAACTTAGCAACTAATGACGTAGGTGGTCGTGTATATGTATCACAAGCAATTGGTAATGATGAAAACGATGGTAGATCTGCAGCTGCTCCAGTAAGAACAATTAAAAGAGCATGTCAAATTGCTTCTCAATCAAAAGGAGTCAAGGAAACTGTTGTAATTTCTGGTGGTGATTATGTAGAAGATAATCCAATTTCTATTCCAGCAGATTGTTCAATTGTCGGTGACAACTTACGTCTAGTAATTGTAAGACCAGCAAATCCAAAAAAACATATATTTAAATTTGGAGATAAAAATTATGTAACTGGTGTTACCTTTAGAGATCAAATTGATTCTAATGGAGATCCAGTTGCTACATGGGATTATGCAATGGTCTTTGATGATAAGCAAAGAATTTATTATGATCCAACAACTGGTGGAGATTTTGGAAGAGATTTTACAATTGGACATCAAATTTTTGGACCAGAAAAAATTAGAGTATCTTTTCAAACAAATACAGGATTAGATCAATTAGTATCTGGATTAACTGTAACAGGTGTTAATACTGGTGCAGTTGGTATTATTACTAATGTAACATTCAACGCAACAACTGGTCCGCAGGCTTACATTAACGGAACAGTGGATGTTGATATTCAAAGTGGTTCTTTTAATAATGGTGAAACATTTTCATATCAAATAGGAACTGCTCCAAATATAGATACATATGAATTTGTATCCATCCAAATTAATTCAATTAGAGCAGAAGGAGAAGTTGTAGATGTAGGAACAGATTTAATTACAGCTCTTCCAATTACTAGAATTGATTTTTCGAAGCAAGGAACTGCAGAAGTAACAGAAGGTGGATTTGGTTATAATGGTTCTCCAGAAGATTTGGGTGGTATTATTTTATATACCAATATTCTTTTGGGAAGACAAAATATTCATGACTTTAAAGAAGGTCAAGAAATTGAAATTTCTGGAATGCCAACATCTGCACCAAATTTGTCATTTTTAAATGGCAAAACTAGGATTTACAAAATTTTAATTGATGCTGATGGTAGATCAAGAAGATTTGTAATTCCAAAAAAAGTAGATTTAACTGACGAAAATTATATTCCTCCATCAATAGCAAATGTAAAATCATATTCAAACTATATTACATTAAGTCTGTTAAACTCACCTAATAAATTTCCAATCGCATCTTCAATTTCGAGAAGATTTCAAGATGCATGTAATTTAATTCGCAATAATATTAATTTTATTGTCGATGAAACTTATTTACAAGTATTGAGTGAATTTAGCAATTTTACTCCACCAAATGTTTCTAAATGTCGTAGAGATATTGGTCATTTTTTAAATGCTATTATTCGTGATTTGGAATATGGTAGTAATTATAATATAGTTGAAGCAGCAAAATACTATGTAGAGAATACTACACAAATTGGTTATGTAGATGGAGAAATTACAGAAACAGTAAGAGCATTTGATATTGCTAGAAGATTAGCAATTATTGCTATGAGAAATTGGAGAACTGGAAATGGAACAATTTCTGATCCAATTTATACAGCAGCATATTCATCTTTACCGAAATTTTTTGATAATACAGTTATCACAACAACTGCTGGATCTCCAGCATGTGCAGATGTAGCAAGTGCTATTGATACATTAGGTTATCTTTTTACTACAATCATTACTAATAATACTACTGATAGATTCTTAGATGCTTCATATTTAATTGCTCGTAATGATGATTTCATTGCTTCGGAAGCTTTAGGTTATGCAAAAGCAACATATCCTTCACTAGGGCTTTCTGTTAATGATGAAACCAAATGCAAGAGAGATATTAAATATATTCTCAATGCTTTAAGAAGAGATTTATCATTAGGAGGAAATGCTGGGATTGTTACAGCAGCTGAAGCATATTTTACAGGAACAGAATTAACAGGAATTCCAACTAGTGAACTATCAGCAACAAGATTTGCCTTCCAAAAAGCAAAAGATCTTGCTATTTTAGCAATGAGAAATTGGAAAACAGGAGATGGTACTGGTCCTGTTTATACTAGATTATACGAAACTTCAATTGCTTTATTTACAGATAATACAATTGCTGTAGATCCATCAACCCCTATTTGTGCGAATGTAGCGTCAGCAATAACAACTTCATTTAGTTTACTTGATGACATATTAAATGGAGTAATTGCTGCTGGAGTAACAACAAAAAGTTATGGAACTTTGTATGATCCAACTATTACATATCCAAATAACATAATTTATGATGCTGATAATAAAAAAGTAACCCCACGATTGGAATGGGATGATCTTCCATATATCGAAGCATCGCCATACACACAAAACTCTTCAATTATTTCTTTCTTAGGTGGCGGTGGTGCTCTTATTGATGGAAGTAAAGTTGCACAGCCAAACTGCCCATTCCCTGGATTAGAACCAGATGGTTCCGCAACTTATCCAAATCAGGGTAAGTCGATGGTTGCTTCGGCATTTACCATTGTATCTTTTGGTGGTACTGGTTATAAAGTTATCAATGATGGTTACACCCAGTTAGTTTCTGTTTTTGTTATTTTCTGTGCTGATGGAGTTTATGCAGAATCTGGCGGTTATGCTTCTATCACAAACTCAGCTACAAACTTTGGTATCTACGCTTTAAGAGCAAGGGGATATAATGATTTTGCGTATTCATTTGATATTGGTACTATTACCAATGTATCAACAAACCCAGCTGGAAGAACTATTTTTACAATTGATGGTTTAGGAAGAGAACCACTTGAGCATTACATCGTAAAAATTGATGGATATAAAAATGTAGACCCAAATATAGAATATTTTATTGATACAGTATCTGGAGTAACCGTTGGTCCTCCTTTCTCTGCACAAATTATTTTAGAATCTGGTTCTGGTGGAGGTGCAGAATTTATTAATATTGAAACAGATCAGGCTGTTTCAACTTCAATTTCTGAATTTTCTGGCAAAACTATAAGATTACATAGACCATCTATTGTTAACTCTTCATCCCACACTTGGGAATTTGCAGGTTCTGGTACTAACTATAATGCATTACCAGAAAATGGAGGAGTTAAGATTGAAGCAAATGAACAGGTTCCTCAAGATTATGGTCGTGTATATGTTTCTGGTACAGATGAACTTGGTGACTTTAAAGTAGGTACATTTGCTAAAATTGAAAACAGAACTGGTGCAATTACCTTCACTGGTACTGTCACAATTTCTGAAGTTGAGTTCCTTAAATTAAAAGGTGGAGATGTTGTTGTTACTGGTTTCGATGCTTCCAATACTCTTGGTGGAGCAAATTCAACTGACTCTAAACTACCAACACAAAAAGCGGTCAAGGATTATATTTCAAATAATCTTGGTCCATATATCAATAAACCATACTCCACTAACGCTGTTCCTAGAGCACTTGTAGAACTTACAGATAGTGGCAAAATTTCTATTGATCAAATTCCTGCACTTAGACCATTTAATGTATATACAGTAGCAAATCAATCAGAAAGGTTATCTATTGAAGGTGCTCTTGCGGGAGATATTGCTATTCAACAAGATACAAATATTTCATATATTTTAAACAATGATTTGTCAAGTTTATTTGTAACATTTGCAATAAACACAGATTTAGAATTTACATTAAATAATATATTTACTGGTTCTTTGTCTGGTGGTCAAATCCAGGCAACAGAATACAGAGAAGGTGTAGTATATAGAATTAATATTACAAATCCAGGTTCTGGATACACAGTTGCCCCAACTATTACAATTTCTGGAGGAAATCCAGATGTAGGATATGTTCAGGCAACAGCAACCTGTACAATTGCTAATGGTCAGGTTGTAACCATAGAATTAACTGAATTTAATGGCTATATAGGTGGTAAAGGTTACACAACCCAGCCAACAGTAACATTCAGTGCTCCTGGGGGAGCTGGAATTACAGCTACAGGTTCTGCTTTAATTGAAAGTAGATTGTATGGTGATATTGTAAATAATATTAAACTTACAGATACTGATACAATTCAATCCAGTAATTCCCCAGCAGAAACTATTAATATTAATAGAGTAGTAAATACTTCTTCTAGCGATGCTAATAATTGGGTATCTCTTTCTACTAATCAAATTTCTGCATCTGATATTACATCTGGTGTTATTGATACAACTAGATTAGCGTTAAACTCAGCTGCTGCTAACTCATTTACTTTCTTGAGGGGAGATAAATCATATGCTCCTGTTGTACAATCTGTAAAAGGTGCAGAAACAAGATATTTTGCAATCACAACACAACAATCTAACACTGGTTCAAGTCAATTAGTATTTGCAACTAATTCAAATACATTAAAAGGTCATGATGTTGTTAGTAGTGTTAATGGTATTGCAGCAAACACAACAATTGCAAATGTCCTAACAATTAGTGGAACTACAACAGTAACATTAAATAATCCATTAACAGATATAATTACTGCAGGAACAGTAATTGAATTTAGAAGAGGTGCATCTCCATTAGTATTTGAATCATCATATACACAGGGCAATTTTGTTGATAGTATTGTTATTGTTAATGGTGGCAGTGGATTTATCAGTGGACAATATTTTGATATCCCATTGACTGGAGGATCTGGAACTGGATTAAAAGCTAATATAATTGTAACTGGTGGAGCAGTTAGTGAAATTTTAGTTACTAGCAGTGGAGTAAATTATACTGGAGATTTTAATATTACTTCTGCTCCAACAGAAATTGGAACTGGATCTGGATTAGTATTAGCAGCAAAAATTTCTACTGTAAATAAACAGTATGCCAATACATCAATTGATATTAGCAGAGTTAGTGACCAAACAATTTCAGCAGATCCATACGGAACTGTTGGCGTATGTAGATTCCAAAAATCACAATTTACTTTGGGTGCTGCTGGAAATGGTTCTGTTACGTTAAAGACAGGTCCAGATAGTGGATTAGATGCTGATTTATTAGATGGAGCACAAGGTTCATATTATCTAAATGCATCAAATTTAAATGCTGGAACAGTATCTGTAGATAGATTATCTGGTACATATAATATTAGTATCTCGGGTCAATCAGGTAATACTCTTCGTTTAATTACATCAGTTAATAACCCAACATCTTCACCAACTCCTAATAATTTCTCGGCTGGTATTATCGCAGATACAAGAAATAATACAGCAGATGGTTTAAGTGATGGTGGCTCAAGACATTTAGTACTAACAGCAAGAAACTTTGGTTCTGGTTTTGATGCTACTGGTGGTGGCGTAAGACAACTTGCATTCACTGATAATAATAATATGTGGTTGCGTGGTTCTGGTTCCACATTAGATGAATTTGGAACATGGGCAAAAGTTTGGACTTCATTAAATGATGGTGATGGTAGTGGATTAGATGCAGATAGATTAGCAGGAAGAAGAGGAATTTGGTATCAAAATGCTTTCAATATTAATTATGGTACGCTAAGTGATAATAGATTACCATCCTACCAAACTGCAAAAACATTAAATAATTCATTAAAAATTAATACTACCACTAATAATCCAAGATATAAAATTTATATTTCAGGTTTATTATTAACTGCATCACCATTCCTTGCTGGATTGCCAGTAAACTTATATAATTCAAATTCGCAAGGTGTTGGAACAATTCTAATTACTAATGTAGAAACATTTAATGATACTAATGATGATGCAAATGATTATACAATCATAACTGGTTCACTACAGACAGGTACATTTACTGGTGCTCTTACCATTGGTACTGCATCCGATAGAGTTGAATTTAAAGACTATAGTTTAGATATTTCTGGATCATTTGAAACTGCTGAATTGTTTAGTGATACTGGAACTGCTAAGTTAAGACTTGGTAGAAAAGATGGTAACGCATCAAGTCCTGGTATTTTCTTTAATAGTAGTTCTTCTGCTGCTACATTTAATGCATCGATTGTTGCTTCTGGTGGCACTTCAACAGAAGGTAGTGGAACTTTAAATATTACAGTTGCTTCTGTAGATGGAGTAACTATTAATAATAATAAAATTTGGAATGCTGGTAACGTAACGTTTGCTACAAATAATGTTGTTAACACAGCAGTTCTTCGTGATGCTTCTGGTAACTTTGCTGCTGGTACAATTACTGCTAGTGTGACTGGTGCTGCTTCTCTAAACGTATTAAAAGCAGGCGATAGCATGTCTGGTGCTTTGAGTATTAATACTACTGGATCTACAGCAGATAGTAATTATGAATTACAATTATCTGGTTCTGCTGGTGGATGGGTTCAATTCCACAACAGATTAAGTGGAGGAGCATGGAATCCATTAGTATCAACAGATGATAAAGCAATTATATTTACCAATTCAACTGGAACAGAACCAGCAACTGCTAGTGGTAGATTTATTATTGCTCCTTGGTCGAGCACAAGTGGTGGTTTGGTTGTTTGGAATAATGGTAATGTCGGCATCAAGAGAAATAATCCTTTAACGCCTCTTGATGTTGGTCCTTCAGCAGCTCCATTCCAATCTGTAGCAAGATTTGGAACTAATGGCAATGATATTATTTTAACTCATGCTTCCGCTATCATTTCTCACAACGCTTATTATAATAATGGATGGATTACCACTGGAGCTGGTGGTGCTTGTTTAGTAGAGTTACAGGGAGGCAAATTCTTCTTCCAGACAACAAACACAACAGCATTAGCAGCAGGTGCTGCACCAGGATTTAATAAATATCCACTTTCACTTCATAATTCTGGTAGAGTTACTGTTAATACTCAAACTGAAAATACTTCATATGATTTATATGTAAATGGTAGCTTTGGTGCTATTTCTAAGTCGTTCGTTATTCCTCACCCAACTAAACAAAATTATGAATTACGTTATGGTTCGTTGGAGGGACCAGAGCACGGCGTATATGTTCGTGGTAAGTCATCTGGCGTTATTGAGTTACCTGATTACTGGGTTGCTCTCGTTAATGAAAACACCATCACCGTTCAACTCACCCCAATCGGCAATCACATGTCATGGGTTGAGAAGATTGAAGATAACAAAATCTTCATTGGTGGTGGTGAGGCATTCTATTTCGTCCAGGCAGAGCGTAAAGATATTGATAAATTAGAAGTTGAACTTGAGTTGCCTATTGAGGAGGAAGAGTGATGTCAGTAAAATATGGTCCAGGGGGATATGTTATACGAGCGGCAGATGTAAATTCTGTATATACTACTGGTATTACAACAACAATTAATGGTGATGTTAGTGGTAATTATGTTTATCAAGGAACTATAAATCTTGGTGGTTGTGGAAATCCAAATAGTGCCGTTTTTATTGAATTAAAAGATAATATTTCTTGGTCAAAAATGACGTGTTATTTTGAAATGAATGGAACTGCTGCTTGTTGGGGATTTAATGGTGGAGGGAATGCAACTACAAATCCAACATCAAGTTTTCTAGAAGTTTCTCCCCCAACTGCAGGTTTAGTTCCTGGAGGAAATATGGAACGATATGATGAAGCATTAGGTGATAGAATTTTTTGGGATTCTAATGCTTTTACGTATAGTCAAACTTTGACACGAAAAGGTAGTGCTTGTGATAATGATGCTGATAATTTTTTTAGATTTTCTACCCCATCAAAATCTTTTTGGATGACTTGTAGAAGAAAAGATAAATCAAATGGTTTAGCTGGACCATTTCATTGTAGATCATGCAATTCTACTGGAACTTATATATTAATTAAAAACATAATTATATGGTAATCAAATGGCACTAGGACATTCACCATCAATTGTAATTGATAGTAGCTTATATAGCTGGTTTGATTTTACTAATACAAATTCATATGTAGCTCAAACAAATCAAGCAACAATTTATAGTTTATTAAATAATGGATATAATTGGAGTACTGCTAATTTTTCTGGAACAGTAAATACCACAACATATGGAACAATAGCAAAAGGATTACTATTTGATGGTAATGCCCAAATGCTTACCCAAAACGGTGGCAATAGTTATTACTATGGATGGGATCCAACTGGAACATATGGAACTCCAACATTCACTAATGAGATGTGGGTATATCCATATGAAAGTAGTGGAATGCTTTATACTAGACCTTGGAATGGATCTGGTAGATATAATGTTTGGGTATTTCCAACTGGATTATACATAGGATCTGGAGGAACTTCTGGATCATACCCAGCATCACAACTTAATTTTGCTATTGATACTTCTACATTAGGAAAACCAGTTCATATTGTTTGCTGGGCAAATCAAACTCAAATGGGATATTATATCAACGGCGGTCAATATTCTAGTTCACAAAACCACGGTATAACTGGGGGTGGAGATTTTTATGGTAATGGTATTGGTGCTGGTTATATGACCTTATATCCATATGGTCAAGGATGGGGTGGTAATACTGGATTTAGTATTAATGGTGTTTTATATCAAGCAAGAGTTTATAATAGAGTATTAACAGCAAGTGAAGTTCAAAGAAATTTTAACGCACACTCAGGGAGGTATGGATACTAATGGCTGTATACGGAGGACCATCATTACCATCTGAAATAATAACTTGTATAGATGTAAGTAATCAAAAAGGTTACTCTGGTGCAACTGTTTTTAATTTAGGTAATCAATTATTAAATTTTTCGGGAAATTCTGCTTACGTAAATTCCACTAGAATAGCATCAGGATCTTCTTTTGTCACAGGTTCAACTTCGTTATTAGATATTGATATTCATTCTATATTTTTTAAAATAAGATTTAATTCGACTGTAACATATCCATCAGCAACTAGTGGTAGTTGGGAAAAGATATTTTCATTTAATGCACCAGGATCGGATAGATCTCCAGGTATTTGGAGATTTCCATCTGAGAGAATATTACATTGGAGATATGATCCAGGAAACAGTGGTTGTGATTTTGGAAAATCATCAGCTGGAAATAGCACTCCATTCGATTTAGATACTTGGTATTTCGTTGGAGTTACTAAAAATGGAGCATCTACAGCAATGTATGTAAATGGTGTTCAAGTTGGAACTGGAACTGTTTCTAGTCCAAAAACAGCTGGATCTGCTTCTATTCAAATATTTGAATATTATGGTGCTTCAGCAGATTTCAATAATTTATATATTTTTAATAAAGCATTATCTTCAACTGAAGTAGCTGAATTTTTTAGAATTATTAGAATACAACTTGGTATATAAATACTAAATAAAAGGCTTGTAAGAAATGGCGAATTCTGATAAGGATATCCTTATAACGCCGAATAAAGGCACAACATCATTACCAGAAGTTAGTTTTATTGGTCAATTAAATTCACCAATTAAACTTCGTGTACTCGATGATAACACATTATCTTTTGAAGGTTCTGCTGGTCAGTTATTTTCAATTAACAACAACTTAACCACAGGAACAATTTTTGCTGCATCTGATGTTTCTGGTGTTCCTTCTATTTCGGTTGAGGCAACTGGTCAAGTTCGCCTTGCTTATTACAATGGTTACACTCAAATTGGCGGAGCATTTTCAACTAATTTAGGAACTCATAAACTTGATGTAGTTGGTAGTATTAGAAGTTCTACAAAATTAGTTACTCAAAATGGAATAGCAGCTGATTGGGATGCAACTGAAATTTATTCTGATGGCGTATCATCTAATATTAATGCAAGAGGTGCAGAATTTGGATGGACGCTTCAATTTGATGGCACTGAAAGAATTAGAGTAGAAACTTCAGGTAAATCAAAGTTTGGTTCTATTAATAGAAATATAACTACAGATTCTAAAATGACCAGTTTAATGGTCAGGGGTGGTAGTTACTCTGGAACAACTGGAACATCAACTGCTGCTATCAAAATTTTTCCAGCAGATGGCGGACCACTTAGCACTGGAAGAATAGGTAATTTTAATGGTGGTATTGCTTGGCAACACTTAGATCCAAATTACAGTGGATGGGGAGAAGCATACTATGGATCACAAACTTGGGTGGGTCAAAGAACCTACGATGTTCCTGGCCAAGAAAGAGATTACTTTGTAGTTGCAACTAATAGCGGAACTGCAGCTGGATCAGAACCAGATGCAGTTAGATTATCTATTAGTCCATTTGGTAATGTTTATGTTGGAGATAATTATTATGGAACATCATATAGATTAAGTGTTAGTGGAGATATTAATTTTACTGGTAATTTATATCAAAATGGTTCTATCTTTAAAACTCTCCCAAACCAAACTGTAGATACAGATGGTGCTGTTTTAAGAACTCGTTGGAATGGATCGCAGTATGAGGCATATTGGACACATGATTTAGATTCAAACTATAGATTAGAAAATCCATCACAATGGTCATTCCGTTATATTATTAATAGAGGATATACCGTTGCTGGATATCAAAATGCAAACCCATGGAGAAACGGCAACAGAACTTCCCATCCATCTGATGTTACCATTTCGCTAGGAGATGTTATTGATTATTCAGCTGCTTATATTGGTGGTTCACACAATGGTGTAAATTTATTTGTTTACAACTGTGCTAATTCTTGGTTGCCTGCAGCATCTACAACATGTTCTATGAGCATGATTACAGAAACTAATAGAGGTCTTAATACATCTTGGAATGACACAAGAGCACGTTCATATTCTGGTGCTTGGATAGATTTTCTTGGTAATCAATGGTATACAAATGGAGGAAGAAACAGGGCATACATTTCTTCTGGAAATGGCAATACTTCTAGACATGATTTAAATACAGAAGCAATGATTGCAGAAATTGGGGGAGCCATTTCTGTTGTTTCTCATGCAGAAGGAGAATATTATGCATGGGTTTCTCAGGGTAATTATAGATTTGAATTTTCTTCGGAAACTTATGCAGCATGGTCTAATTATGCTCCAGCTCCTGGAAATGATGGATTCAATAAGCACATGGCAACTCGTATTGGATTCTTCTATGCTTCTGAAGGAGGAAATACTGATAGAAACGTAACGAAGAGAAGAGATAGTGATGCAGTAATATTACGAACTGGAATTTCAAAACCAGAAACAGGAGGAGAAGAAAATCTTCATACTGGAATGAATAAAGGTTATTGTGTTTCTAATTATAACTATGCTCAGAACAATAATGCTTGGATATATAATTATTATCAGGATGTAATTCGTTTTGCTGATGGTACACTAACTTATCGTAAAGGTATTCCTGGTGCTTCTTCTGGAACTGGTCAGGAAGGTGGAGATATGATGGGTGCTGGTACACCACCAAGAACTTATATGACTTATGCAGGTGGACAGCAAACTGCACCTGGAACTGCAACATATGGTCAAACAACTGGAGCTTTAGCTCAAGGTGGTGCTGGACTATCAGATGGCACAGGTGTTACTGGTGGCATTGGAACATACTAATAGGAACTAAAAATGGAAAGAGTTTACTACTTAACAAAAGATACATCATTATTCTCGATCATTTATGATCTTCGAGTATTGAGATCTATTTTAAATTGGTATGCAATATCAATGCCAGTTTCTGAAGAATTAATGTTTAAGGAAGTGGTAAAGGGAAAATATTATCCTATGGATCCTATCACAGGATTTAAAGGATTTAAAACCTTTGCTGATATTCGTGATGAGATTAAAATTGTTAAACAAGAAGCAAATGGCGAAGTAGTTGCCTTTCAATCAGAAGGTATTTACAATGCTTCCGAAAATGATCCAGTAGCAGGCGTTGAAAAAATGATCATCGTCATGGATGATGAAAGAAGAAATGCTGTTATGAACGCTATGAGATATGTAGCAAAAGCAGTGATTGAGGAAGAGTACGATAAAAAATTTATGGAACTTGATACAAATTCTCAAATGGAATCTTTATCATTTGAACTTCAGTATGAAGAAGCAATTGCATATATGAAAGACAATAATGCTGAAGTTCCTTTGTTAACGGCATTAGCCAATGCTAGAGAAATTTCAGTACAAGAGATGGTACACAAAACTATTAATGGAAGAAAAGCATTTAAGCAAAGTATAACAGATCTTTTAGCAAAGATGACTTGGTTAAAAGGTCAGTTTAAAAATGCTGCTACAATTAGAGATCTAAATAGATTATATGAGGATTATTTTGGCATTGCGATGCCAGAAACTCAAGCACAAGAAGAGGGAAGAGTTGTCGATTTCAAGAGAGTTGTTCCTGTAAAAATCGGATTACAGTTTTAGTATTATTTGGAGATTGTTATGTTAAGTAAAGAAACCATTTTGGCAAATGCCATACAGTTTTCCACTGGTCAAACAGATTATCAAAACGAAAACTTTGTCATGAATTCTCATGTCACAAAGTATCGTCAAATTCGCCAAGCTTTGCTAGAAATAGAAAATAGACATCATGGGTTGAGAAAAATAAAACTTGATATTAGAAGAGATAATATTAAAATTCAGAAATTAAAAAGAGATCTAGAATCATGCACAGACGAATTGGAAGCAGAACTTATTCGTGTTGATATTGAAGATTTTGAAAGTGATCAAGAAATTCGTAAAAGAAAATTAGAAAGACAAGAAAAAGAAATAGATTGTTTTGTTAAACGAGTGCAAGAAAATGTAGAAAAAGAAGAAGACATTCAAAAATACTTTGATCAAGATCCTGAAGAAGAGAAAAAATATTGGGTTGCTCGTATGGGTAAACAAGCTGCTATGGATATTCTTTCGTTTGGAAGGATTAGCACAGGTAACTTAGACTCTATTTCTATGCTTCCAGAAGAAGAACAACTTCAAATTCTTTCTATTGGATTCCAGTATTCTAATCTTCTTGGTGGTCAATTAGCAAAGATTGAAGGAACAACTAGAGAATATACACAACAATTGTTATCAGATAATTCTAATCTTCGTCTACCAACTTTTGATGGTATCGAAGATAACATGGAACTAAAGATGATTAATTCACTTAAGCAAATTGTAGAGCAGAAAAAACTAAAAGGCGAATGAAATGAATAATAATTTTTGGGATTATTCGGTTGAACAATCAAAAACCGAATTGAATGATATTCATCACATTTTTCCAACTACATTATTTGAAAGTACTATATCTATTTCAAATACTGAGGAAATATTGAAGGATTTAAATAAAAAATATTTATTATCTGATGACTATGATATATCAAAATCTGTAGGTCCATATCTAAGAAATACAGAACAAAGTCTAGAAAAAAATAAAATATCTTTTTATACAGAAGATACTTTACACGAGAATGATATTTATTTTGAGTTAAAATGTCAAATAGAAATTATTGCACAAAAAATATTTGATGCATACTGTTATGAAAATATAACCCCAAGAGTAGAAACTATGTGGGGGAATGTTCTTGGTTATAATGGATATATTCATCCACATGCCCATAGTAATTCTATGTTCTCTGGAGTATGGTATCCAGAGGATCCTCCTCAAGTATCAGAAGGATCTTTGTCAAATTATATAAAATTTATAGATCCAAATAGAATTAAATATTTTTTTATGCCTCAAGTGTCTCAAAAAAATCATATTAATTCTGGAGAAATTTTTATTAAACCTAGAAAAGGTATGTGTTTAATTTTTCCATCTTGGTTAGAACATGATACTGTGCCAAACGAAAACCAATCAGAAGTCAGATACAGTATAGCATTTAACTTATTCTTTAATGGTTCACTAGGATTTCCAAACTCGCTGAATAGATTAACAATATGAAAAGTGACAAAATTATCATCGTTGGCGGTGGTTCTGCTGGATGGATGAGTGCTGCTACGCTCATCCATTTTTTTCCAAATAAAGACATTACAGTAGTAGAGAGCCCAGACCATCCTATCTCAGGTGTTGGCGAAAGCACA